TTGGCAAGAATACCACTACCGTACAAGACTGAAAACAACCTAACTGAACTATTGATAATGGAGCAAGCAAGAAGAGCAACTGTAACTCGTGGAACTGCCCGTCCATCTCTTAAAGAACTTGAGGAAGAATTAGCTACATACTGTAATGTCACGCAGGACACAATCAACCTACTAAGACGTAATAAGCATCAGCCATCGCTTCCGGTAGCAATCAAAGTATGTGAGTATCTACAAGTTCAAGTAGATGAAGTATTCAAACTTATAGTCAATCCCGATTTCAAATAGGGCGGATAGGGTGACAATCCTGCTGCCTTTTTTGCTATAAATAGGCATTAGTATTACTTGAAGTAATAAGTTAAAGCAAACATGAAGAGATTCTTATTGAAATGAAATTTAATATAACTTAAATCATTGAAGAAGTTTCAAGGTTTACGTTCACTCAGAAGAAGTCAGAATATTTCGTAGGCGTTACATTGATAACTACGTGCTGCAAACATATTTGAACGGAATCACATGTGCTAAAATCTACAAGTTCACATGTGACGAGGAAGCACAATCAGGTCCGTATGCTAAGTAGTCCAAAATGATGATTCTAGAATTTTTCAGTGGAATTGATCAACATATGATTTTCTATAATCACTATTAAGTTGAACTACATACGATTTATTAACTTCAATTAATTTTTTCGACTTTAGTATAGGCTTCTTTCGGTTATAAATGGTAACTATTTATTTTCAAAACTGACCTCGGTACTCTATCCTCATCGAATTGTTTGATTTACGTTGTGGCCGTCTACGTTTATCCTAGTGGAACAAAGAGGTGCTCAGATCCATCCGTTTATTTAAAATAAACCGTCCATAGAGTTGTCGCCTAGCAATTTCCTCGACAAAACATGATGATTTAGGCAAATGTTTAAAGTAGCAGCCCATGGTCATTTATTTGACTAAGTTCGTAGTTCACAATCTTATATTAAAGGCTCCCGAACGTGTTTTTAATTCGAAGTTTCTTACGCATGGTGACTTGAAGACCAAGATTTTGAACCAAATGCATTACCCTCATATCCTATATTAAGCCACAAGAGTAGTGAATTTTCAGGTATCTATACTCCCCCCTTAGTAGTTTCCACACAATGTAAAAAAATTCTCGTCTCCACATCTCGATCTATCTTTTTCCGATTCGAATTTGAGTTTTTCTGAAAAAAAAGCCCTTGAGATACATCTCTTAAACCCTGGTATTTTATTCACGGTTCCCACCTAATTAGCTGTTAAAGCCACAATTTGTTTTAGCTTAAACGGGCAACTTTTATTAAACATAGAACGACCATTTAAAATTGAAGGGGGCATCGACTCTGGTTTAGAGCGTCTAATAGAAATGAAGATGTTAAATGCTAGTGATTTGAATAGATTAGCTACATTTACAGGAGAAAAGAAATAAAGATGATAGTTAAGAAGCCCCCAACAGGCTGTAACTTCTACCACTGTGGCTATTATTCTTGTTGATTGATAAGAACACTGGACAACGCTCTACATACTCTTATTCGTATTTCGTACCTAAGGTTATACTGGAGTTTTAGGTGAAAAAGCTACTTGGAAAATTTGATGCAACTTGCCAGAACTTGAAAACTCAATGAACCCTCTGATTTAAAACAGGAAGCGAAATATGCTTAGGCTGAATTATTCAACCAGATAACGACAGAGTTCTATAAAAGCATTGACCTCTAAAGTAGGGCTCGGGGAAAGGACTGTGTAGTATTGAATTATGATTGCACGAAGTGCGGAAAGAGAATGAATGATATTTTAGAACATATATTACATCTCATTCACGAATGCCCTATTAAGGGTTGACTAGTGAAAAAATGAACATTTTATTGATTAATTCACTTAAACTAATGAGTAGAAATTTATTAAATATGATTTACAGTAAGACTTATCCTAAGGATAAGTTGGTTGTGCATTTACTTTAGCAACTATTTCAGTACTTGCACCGACTATGAGGTAGGGAGCTGATTTTAACGATGGTACACAAAGAACCGGTTATATTATCTAAAGAAAGAGAGTGCATTTATCAAGATTCTGGAAATAGAGGGCACATTCAAATACCGAATATGGTCATCTCTTGTTTAGACTTATCAGACACATCGAAGATAGCATATGGCGTAATATCTAAGTACGTTTGTGAGAATGGCAGAGAAGCATTTCCTGCAGTATCTAGAATAGCAATGGCTTGCAATTGCACCAAGAAAACCGCCATCAAATATATCAAAGAACTTTGTGACAAAAAATTTATCCTTAAAGATCGAAACGGTAATCGAAAGACAAACACCTACTACTTGATGAGTATTGATAAAATAGAGCACTTACATGTGTCGGAGATGTTCTGGCGCGCAGTTAACGAAGTTTACAAGAACGTGGAAGCTTGCCTTTACGAAGAAGTCTACAAATCCTTCATGAAAATGCTTGAGAAAATAATTGCCGAGGAAATTGTGTTCCGAGAGATTCCGGTCAATGTTGAAACAGAGAGTTACATAAGGGAGACCCTTTTAAAAGGTATAATGAAGGATGATGATGGCATGTTTAAGTCACTCAATCTTGAGAAGCTGAAACCTAAAATGTACAACGAGCCTATTGTAAAGGAAATAAAAGGTAATCATACAAACGGAACTATAAAACATGGAGATATCTTAATGGATTCAAATAGATTTGTTCTTCCTGATGATGTTGAAAAATGGAATATGGATAACTTCGTCCAATACTTTTATGAACAGTTCATTAGTTCAACAGGCAGCACTCACGAATCCGCACGTAGTAAGCACCGTGGAATGTTTAGACGTATAATTGATAAAACTAATGATAATAAAATAATGGTAAAAAAAAGGATACAAGCGTTTTTTCAAATCGGCTATGATAATCAATCGGTTGAATGGTTCTGTACATCTGGAAGAGCGGTTGAGATAGATCTTTTCATTACCCAAGGAAAGAAACCCTTCTACATTTCAACAAAAGAGAATAAGAGCACCACTGAAACTCAATTACAAATAAAGAGTGGTATGACTGCTGACGACTTCCTAAAAAGGATTAAAGGAGGCAAAAAATGAGTACAAGGATTGAGACTAAAGAAGAACTCTTCAGCACATGTAAAAACTGTGTTGTGAAGGATTGGTGTAGACTTCGTAGCGGCGAGTTCAAGTTACCGCTCGATAGTATGCACACATTCTGCATCGGCTATGAAAAGCTGTCCAAGGCTATTGAACTGGCGAAGATACCGAAGGAGTACCATAGCGCAAACCTTTACAACTATGTAGTGGACGATGACAATGTAGACTTCGCTCCAATAGTAAAGGAATTGCTCACTAATCCAGTGGGCTTCGTCACTTCCGGTACAAACCTCGCGCTGATTAACTACAACAAGGGGACAGGTAAATCATGGACTGCGAATGCAGTCCTTAATGAATTTATCTACAAGGTTTGTCGTGACTCAGGGTGGTTTGACTATGAAAGTCCAGTAGCAATGTATGTTAAATTTGGGGCATGGGCTAACCGTCAACGGGATATTTATATTCGCAATGACGCACAGTTTAGCTTTGAAGCGCACAAAGAACTAAGTCAAATGAAAGACGTTCCTTTACTACTTCTCGATGACATAGGGAGTGGCAGAATAACCCCGATAATTCGGGATCTTACCTATGATGTTATTGACTTACGTAAAGAAGAACAAAAAAGCACTATCTTTACAAGTAACTTCACTACTTCAAGATTACGTCAAGATGACATGCTTGGTGATATGGTTGTTTCCCGAATGTTTTACAATACAATGGTCATTCCATTGGGGGGAAGAGATAGAAGGGAAGATAATACTTATATTTACTAAAGGTAATTTGACTAGAAATAGAATTTTTCATTGTAAATGTTATTAATATACTCTAAACCTGGACATCACAAGTTAGTTGAATATACGGCTAGGAACTGCTATGATAGCTCTAATAAGTTCGCTAAACAACTATATCTAGAACGTCTGAAGGTTGCTAAAGTAATCCTAGGAGTAGTTCTATTCACCCTAATACTAATGCGGACGGAAACCTTTATCCGAGCAATAGAAAGCTGTATTATATGGAATTTGTTCAAGTTAAAGTTATATTGGTTGTACTCACCTTCGTTATATTCCTAGTCTAGTTATCAAGTAGTAGGTATTGAAATTCCCTACTTGGAAACTCAGTACTACTTATTGTAATCCGCCTTCCTTTCCTCAAACTTTATTGCTCTAAATGGATTAGGCTTGACGGACTAAATTTTTTGAATTACACACCACGACTACCGTCAAGGTTATATTAATTAGGGCAATGTCCCTTCAGGATGCCCACTATTCATATAATAATGGGTGGCTCCGAAATTTCCCGATTTTTTGTCGCTATATCCGATTCTAGTAAGGAAGACATTGATGTTAACTCACTTAAGCCAATGGGCTTATTTAAGTTACCCACGTTTTTAATCACTAAATAATTGCTTTATTTACAATAAATTCATAATAACTACACTCACAAGGTCTAACGACTAGTACGTTCAAAAAAGCCCCCAAATGGGCATAATATCTAAGTCTTGTGATAAAGTGTGACTTCTTCTTTCTAATCATAGTTTGAATTGTATTTTAGTGTTTAGGCATATCATATGGCGACACCTTAAAGACTTGTCGATTACACCGATCATTATTGTAATTGAGCAAGTCTTTTCTTATTGCCAAAATTCATGAAATGCTATTTACGGCCGAAGTAATAATAGCATACATAATGAACAAGAAAAGAAGTATTTGTGATCCTCGCGCACCTTTACCAATACATGAATCAACTACTGATAATGTAATTGGATATTGGGAGGGGAAACGTTGGCTGCGATCGAAGAACTCCAACTATTAAATCACGTCCTCAATGTTAAAGACTGGGGCGTAGTAGAGGGTGCAGGAATCACCGAGAATTATTTCCAGATCCACAAAGACGCTTTTGAGTTCATCAGATTTTTCATAAGAATTAATGGACAATTGCCAACTATTGAAACGGTAATGAACAAGTTTAATACATTTGAATTGGTGGATTTAGAGAATATCGACCATGTAATTAAATCACTGAAAGAGGACTTCCTATACAGACAGTTTAAACCGATACTTGTATCAGCTTCAGAAACCTTCGCTAATAAAGAAACGACAGCGGCAATTCAACAATTGCAAATGGAAGCGCAGCGTTTTTTGAAGTCAATGGGATCAAGCAGTCAAGGGTACTCCTATGTTAAGAATGCTCAAGTAAGGCTAGAGGCTTATAACAGAATTCATGGTAGAGCAGAAGATGAATTTATTGGAATGACAACGGGTTTTAAACCACTTGATTTAGCAACCAACGGACTTGAATCACTCGAAGGAGCGGTTGATTATTTCCTTGTGTTTGCGCCAACAAACATGGGAAAAACACTCATATCATCATTTATGATGGGAGCTGCATGGAATAGTTCGTTAGCCACAGACTATCCTGCCTATTTTTCACTTGAGCAAAGAGCATCCGAAATTGCTCTGAATTGGGACAATACGCTTGCAAAAATATCTAGACTAGCTTTAACACGAGGTACGCTTTCTGGTGAAAAGAGAGACGCTTATGCAGAGTTTGTTGACCGACTTAAGCAAAAGAAGAAGGACATGATGATTTATGACTTTGACAGCAACGGCGGCAAACCATTTACGCTTGACGAAATACACAGGATACTGGAGCGAGAAGGTCACAATCGCTGGACTCTTGATCAACTATCAAAAGTTAGACTCTCACATCGTAGTGCGGGAGACCTCCGCCAACGATTATTTGAAGTGTCTGCAGGTGTCCGTGAAATTATCCTCAACACTGGAAAACCTGCTATGGTAGTTGCTCAAGCGAACCGGGACGCTCTCAAAAAAATCAAAAAAGATATTACAGAAAATGTGGATGCTACAGATATCGGGGAGGCTTTCTCTATCGTTCAAGATGCTTCCAAAGGAATCTCTATCGTTAAAGTAAGTGATAATACATTCCGTATTTTGGTGATTAAGAACAGAAATAACATAAGTGGGCAATCATTCCTTGTCCGCTACGACTTCGATACTGGAATCGTTTCCGTCTTGGATGATTACATTGGAGAACAATATTTTTAAGAGAGACAAGCACCAATGCAGTTAATGCAAGAATACATGTATTTAACTCTCTCTGCCCGCTCAGAAGAGTTACCGACTCTATAGTAATACTTCCATTTGTCTATATACATATTGAATCGCACAAAAACCCTTCCATACAAAAATAAGGGAGTAAGGGGAGTGGAATATTTACAAATCAAAAAAAGAGAATCCAAATATAGAGATTCTTGAATCCTTGTACATCGATCCCAAAGAGTTGATAGATGAACTACGTTTTTCTTTCCAGCATCTTTCTAAGGGTTTAAGCAACCCTAAAGCATTCACAGGTTTAAATGATACAGGTGATTGGATCATGAGTTGCTGTCCCTTACATGCAGAATCTAAAGCTTCTTTCGGAATCTCTAAAGAGCCCCCGTATCACTGCAACTGCTTTTTTTGTGGCTATTTAGGGACAATAGACAACTTAATAGAGAATGCCCTTGACTTAAACGAAGGAGAGGGCATGAATTTTTTGGTCTCTACCTATATATTCGAGGAAAAAAGTAGAACATTCGATATGGTTGACTATATAGATAATCGTAGGAACAAGTATGTAATCCCCTATCTTGAAGAAAGTAAACTAGTGACTCTAAAGAAATCAAGATCAAAGAATGAAGTTCTCTTTCAATCAGGCATGAGCTACATGCGTGATCGGGGTTTTAAAGATTGTACTCTTGAGACCTATGAAATTTGTGTTGACACCAAAAATGAGATGTTGGTCTTCCCTCAAAGAACCAGAACGGGACAACTCCGTTTTGTTCAAAAGAGGAAAATCGGCAACAACTATCATGGTGCTAAGTTCATAAATGAAGGAAGTACGATAAAAAAAGATATTGTCTTCGGTCTTCACTTCATTAACAAACTCAGAACTACGACAAACCGAATCAAAAGAGTCAGAATGGTCGAGTCACCTACTGACTGTATGTCCAACTACCAGATAGGTATTCCCGCGGTATCAATTAATGGACGTATCCTTTTCAGAAATCAGGTTCGGGAGTTACAGTTGGCAGGCATCGAAGAGGTTGACTTGATGCTCGACAACGATAAGGCGGGTGAGAAGGGGATGCAGGATGCCGCCATGTTACTGGATAGGGCGGGTTTGATTGTAAACCGGGTTCACTACCCTAGCTTTCCTGTGTTCAAAGATAGCAATGAGCTACTAAATGCTGGACTACTAGACCGTCTTGACACCTACAATGTGAACCTTATCGGTGCAATTTTCAAGTAGTTTAATTTCTTTTCGCATCTTTTCTACAGCATGCAACGACCACTAATAGCAAAAGGTAAAACATTATACATTATCCCATTGGAGGAATTAACTGTGACCAATCAGACAACCGTAGCTAACTTCGATATCGAAACTTTGACGCCAATCTTTAACTTCATATTGAAAGGTGTACGACACGAAGACCGTGAAGAAGTTAAATCCGAAGCAGTTCTACGTATTCTGACTGCCATCGACAAAAGACAAGTTAAAAAAGATGTGTTTACATTCTCACACACTGTCGTTCAACGTGCTGTTTACGACTACTATCGTAAGAATAACAGAATGATTACGAAGAACAGCACTCTTGTAAACTACTGCGATGGTGCAGATGAAGAGCAAGGTTCAACCATTGATTTTTTCTCTTACGCAACTGAAGAAGTGGGCTACGGTCTATCTGATGTAAAGACAGATTACTTGAATAATCACTCTGAATTTACCCCGCAACAACGCAAAATAATTGATTTCATGCTCTTCACGGAAGGAGGAATAGATATGAAACCGACAGAGATTTCTAATTTCCTCGGTTTAGACAAGTCCCATGCTTCACGTGCAATGAGCAAACTTAAAAAGTTATGTCAAAGTTAAATTCCTTTTAGGGCAAATAATAAAATAAAGGGATCAAATGAATGAATGAAGATACTTTTATTTAAGTATATCACATAACACTTCACATTTTTTTTTATTTTCTCATTTGTTCCTAGGTATTTCTTTCCAAGTATATATACGATCATATTACCACTCTGCTGAGGGTAGTGTCAATACACTACAATACTGCTTATAACAATACATCTTTATCAAATTCATATAAATATTATTCTAAAAACTTAAGATTATTTAACCAATTCTTACGTTTTTGAAACAACCTTTTTTTTCTTTTGAATAGGATAGAAACATTACTAAAAATGAAGTGAAGAAACATTTAAGAGAACATTGAATCTTCCTTACATATCATATCCAACTTCTTAACAAGTCATTCCTATCTTTCAAAAATATGGAACGACGAATTATTTGAAGTTATTTAATCTCAAGCACAAAACTGTTTATTGGAGGAAGCCCGATATGTCTAACACTGTAGTTCGTGGTCTTGGAGCAATTCTTTCTGGTGGTGCAGATTTTATTACTTTTCAAGAAGGGAACCCCATGACTTTGCTCTTTATTGATTGGTTTGAAAACTTGCTCGGTATCCGCGAGCATTTTGAAGCTACTTTGAATCCTAAGTATGTTCGTTGCCCTGGAAAAAATATTTGTCCCCTGTGTAAAGCAAATCCTTCCAAGTATCCTGCACTTCGCATTAAGTTCCGTGTATATGATGCGGTTGAAAATAAAATAAAATTCGTATCTCTAGCTAAAACCCACGTTCAAAAATTGAACTGTGATTTCATACAGCACGAGATTGACCCAACTAAGAATTTTGTAACTATCTACCGTACTGGAAAGGGAGCATCGGATACTTCCTATAGCGCCCGCCGTTACGTAGCTAATCTTGAGGCAAACAATTCACTTGATTATCCTTCTCAAGAATTACTAGACAACATACCTGACATTACACCACAAGTAACACCACACAGCCCTGATGAGATTACGGCTTTTGTACAGGCAATGGCCGGTGTTACTCAGTTCTGTACTAACAGCGATATTCGATCGCCTCAAGGTAGACATGTACCCTCTTACGAGAAGCAGCAAGGGACTCCAACTGCACATCTTAAGCTGCCATTCTAATCGTTAAACGTGAGGGGATATAACGCCCCTCATTGTTGTACTTACTTAAACCTTAGCACATTCATCATGTTAAGACGTTACAACATTTTAAGTGTAATAGGGAGGGTCACAGTGTCTGAAGCTAATGAAATACTTGAAATTCTCAAAAAGGCTGAAAAGAAAAATGCCCAACCGAGCCGCACTAAAAAAACAGAAATTTTAAAATCTAAAAAAAAGTTAACTAAAAGAGAACAGCAGATTTTGGATATCGAATTTTCTATTAGAATGCCAGATAACTATACGCTTGTTAATACCCCTGAACTACTTGAGCGGCTAGTGAAATATTATAAAGCATATAAAAAGATGTATCAAGGCGATGCTTTTGTCTATTTAGATACTGAGACTTATGGACTAAACAACTGGCGGGACTCTTTAATATCCATTTCTATCGGTTTTGAATCAGAACAATATTTTAACATACCTATGCGCAAATTTCTACATAATATGTCGAAGGATGTCGAAACTCTGCCTTTTGATGTTGTATCCAACGCGCTGAGACCATTGTTAGAAGCTGATTATATGATTGTAATGGCAAACGGGAAATTTGATATTCACGTACTCAAAAATTGGGCAAATATTGACATTACCTTTAATATTCATTGGGATATTATGATAATGGGTGGGTTGTTAAACGAAAACAAACCAAAAGGTTTGAAGGAATGGTACAACTCATACACCCTCCCTTGGCTAATTGAGCAAGGTAAAATGAGTCGTGACGAACTCAGTCGGCCAACCTTCAAGTTTGGTAGCATGTTCGACAAAATCCCATATGATAGTATACCTCACAGTATTGCCAATTATTATGCTTGCCATGACGTGTTCATGACACATTGGGTGTTCAGATATCAAAAATTCATTATAGAAAATCCTTCTTTTGGACTATATCGTGTTTACAAATTGTTCAGAGAAGTTGAGATGCCATTGGTGGCAATTTTCGCCACTGCAGAACGGCGAGGTGTAGAACTTGATTCTAAGTTTCTCAAAGACATTATAGGTAGAGTTCTTCAAGAAAAGTTGGATGAACTTAAGAAAGATATCTTCAGTGTCTTAGGCAGAACGATTACCCTCACCAAATCAAGAACACGTCAGCGACAGGGTATTAAGTTCAAGGAAGAATATGAGATCGTTGAAGAATTTAATCTTGCTTCTCCCGCGCATCTAGCAATTAAGTTATACGTGGAGCACGAGATACTTGAGCCTGAGATGGTTTACGTCAAAGAACTCAAGCGTAAAGTACCTACGCAATCAACAAGCAAGAAGGTACTGACAAGGAATAAGAATGTCCTGGTCACTGTAAACGACAAGGCTCATAAAATAGTAGATTATATTCTGGAATATCGAGGTCTTTCCAAGCTGATTGATGCTTTTTGCAATAAACTTCCTAATGACACAGTGGAAGGTATTATACACTGTTCCTACAATCAAATGGTTCGTACCGGGCGTGTATCCTGTTCAGCACCGAATCTGCAACAGATTCCATCAAAGTTCGACCTTATACGATATGCATTCCGTGCATCTGCTGGTCGCTTGCTAGTTTCTGCCGACTTTTCACAACAAGAACTTCGCTGGTTAGCTATCTTTTCTCAGGAGCAAACCCTCATTGATATATTTAAGTTGGATTTGGATATGCACAGTCGGGTAACGTGCCAGATTCACGGATTTGATTACGATATGTTTGAGATGATTCGAAGTTACAAGGGTGAGTCCGAAAAAGAAACTTCTAATAAAATAGAGGAAATAAATGCGAAATATTATGGTTCTCAAGAACTTCTCTTCGCAATGACCTATCTTAATAGTAAGGAAAAAGGGGCGAACGCTTCCACTGTGGGGGGTTCAAGCCAAACGATTGAATACCTTGCTGGATTATTTGAACTGCTCCGTAAGAAAACTAAATCCGTAGTGTTCGGTAACAACTATGCCGAATTTAAACTCCTCTCATATCGGTGAAATCTAAGTGGCTGTCGAGAGACGCTCCATACGGCAATACCGAGCTAAAACTCGCTAGGTTAGTAGTGAATGATGGTGTAGAGACTTATCATAGGTCGCCTGACCACTAGTGGTCAAATCAATCGAATCTATGTAATGGGGAGAACAGTTATCTCTTAGATAGGATCAACCTAAGGCATTGCTCTTTACTGAAGATGCTAAATTTATCCAATATGTTTGAATTTATGGGAAATGTAAGATTACAAGGTGTCTCGAATCGCTTTGGTACTTACAGTAAATTGTGTTGAAGCATGAGGGAACTTGTTAGTATTGATCTCAGGCGGTAAAGGCTTTTCGAAAAGCACTTTAGGTTCATAGAGAACTGAGAGCGGTTAACTATCTCAAAACTAATCATCGCGAGATTGACCGCCGTAGTTTTATAACTGTTAAGGGATAGTCCACTCCCATAGAAATATGGGGATACGAAATGGTAGTTTACGGTATTACTGAGTTAGGGCTAAGTGAGCAAATTGGTTCTAGTAAAGAGGAGGCTAAGCAACTAATTGAAGGCTTTAAATCCTCCATGCCCAACTATCTTATGTGGGAAGCAACAACTCACAAGGAAGTAATGGAGAAGGGGTTCATAGAGACTGTTCTCGGACGTAAACGTAGATTTGGTGAGACCATTGCCGAAGCTAAACAAGAGGACATCTGGAAGAAGTCAGGATGGCATTGGAAGATTGAAAAATGCAAACGTCAGTCCTGCAATGCCAAGATTCAGGGTTCATCTGCTGACCAAACCAAGAAGGCAATGGTTGATCTATTTTACCCGACCCGTCTTGACGGAACGAAGTGTTTAGACCGCCGTGAGTGGTTACGTGAAGGCTATATGTCTCAGCTTGAGAAGGACGACCTTCACCTTGTTCTTCAGGTGCATGACGAGTTGATTTTTGATGTCCCAGAGACAGTTGACCCTGCAGCGCTCAAAGCGATCACGGACACTATGGCGAATGTCATCCCCAATGACGTAGGCGTTAAGTTCAAATCAGATATTGAAGTAAGCCCTTATTGGGGTGGTAATTTCTCCAAAGAACAAATCCGTCTCATGACTGAAGGCCTGTTGGACTGGAAGGATATATTCAAGGAAGAGGTGAATAAGAAACTTTCTAAGTTCGGCTTTGACTACAAAGTTGGAATTTTTGCTGATGGAGACTTAGATGATGAGAATGATAGTGAAGAAAACACTTAATACGATTCTTTTTGTTTTTTTGAAAGTTAGTTACTTATAATGTGTTTAGCTGATTAAAAGGGAGTGATTTTTATGCCATCCGTAGGCATTCGAATATGGGGAAATTCCCACCTCGCCCCTCAACGTGAGGTGGAATCTGGAGTGAATGACATAATCGTTATCAACGTCAACGGTACAGACTACACAATTGTCCTTGATGCAGGAAGTTATATATCAAGCCATGAGCATGTAACCTCTAGCTTTGTACAGCATGTGAACGACAAATTGATCGAGGTAGGCTGTCCTGTTATTGCAAAGGTAGGAGGTATTCATGATGACCAGCCACGTACAGTGCTGTTATTTGAGACATCTGAATCATCCGAGAGAGTGACAATGTCTATTGAGGGGCCAGGTGCAGTAGAGTTTATCGGTGATGCACCATACCAGACAGTACCAGCTGTTGAAGAAACCCAGATTGACGGTCTACCTTCTAAAGTTGCAGCACGTGGTACCGGCATGATTTCCCTCACAGGAGAAATTGGGGTATCTTAATCTCCCTAAACAGTAAAGTAATTTTGATAATTCATAGTAGATAATTAGTAAGTCAAAGACCTCTAAGGGGTCTTTTTTCATTGCCGCACCCTTTCGGGCTAGTGGGTTGACTACTAGAGTGTATGCCAAACAAGCAACTGATAGGAGATGATCCCATGACAACAGGAAAATCCCACTCCAAGAACGTATATCCCAACGAAGTCAAGCCTTGAAATCACTTCCATTAGCAAGTGCGTGGAGCGACTATTAGAAAGAGGGTAACAATATGAAGATGACAACACAACAATACGCAGAAATCATCGCAGGTAAGGTTGCTCATACTGCAAAAAACATTGCAAAGAACAGTGGTCGTAAGGAAGAAGCAGATTCCGATGTAGCTGCCGCAATGATTGTAACGTTCGCAGAAGAGATGATGGAAGTCATCCGAAAGAGTACACCCCATACACCAAACCCCTTATCTAAAACCTTCGTGAAGCTGAAACGGTTTCTGCGAGGTGTTGGGTAATGTTTGAGCGGTACTTAGTTGGCGGACGACTTGACCCACCCTACTTTCCGACGAAACCAAGCCCTCACTTTGTAGGTAGGGAAATCATAATTCCAGCTAAAGCGAACGGGGATAGAACTGTCAAGGATACCTTTACAATGTCACATGACCTGGAGTTCTATGCGGTATCCATCCGAACCAATTCGAACAACGTCGAAGACTACTGGAATCTGATGATAGATGGCAATTTTGTTGCTAAGAACATCCACTGTAAAAACTACGAGGAGGGATTATATTTTCAGGTGGCACATCCTGTGGCGGCAGGTAAAGAGTTCCTCTTTGAGTACCATACACCTCAAGGAGACAGAAGAAATTTTGAGTTAATGTTTCACTTTCTTACTGAGCATAACGTTGATTTGGTACTCACTGAAACAACAGATTTGGGAAATTACCCTGATCCTTCCGAAGAGCCAGTAGATGACCAGCAGCCACCGGATACGCCTGAAGATGGTATACAGCTTCCCATTACGTGGAAACCGTTTATTTCCGTCGTAGATGCATACAAATGGACACAGAACCTTGGCGTTTCGGTAAACTTCGCAAACAAACTTGATGCAGCAAACTATGTGACTGAAGCCTTGGCGCTTTTACTGAACACATGCGATGGCTTTAAAGAGATGATTCAGAAGCACAAGCTAACTATTAACATAGAGAATGGAAACGGAGCTAATGGTTACTTTGATCCTGCTTCTGGAAAGGTAGTCATAAGCAAGACGTATGACTACACTAACGCCGCCACAATTGCTCAAATGGAGTACAGCACAGGGCAGAAGTCTTCACCCGACAAGCTGCGCACAATCATTCATGAGATTGGGCACTGGCTTCATTATCACAATATCGGATCACAGCAGTTCTTTCAATATTCAGCACTTGACCCTGATAACTACGGCGTGAAGACAATACTATCAAACGCTCAATCATCTTACATAGCAAACAACCTGTGTAACTACGCTACCAAGTGGTTTCCTATTGAGTTTGTCCCTGAGACATTCACTGCCAAAATAACCGGAGTCCCCATTGATGCTAAAATATGGGAGTGGTACGAGCAATACGGTGGATACAAATGTATGGGATGGTAGATATCTATCAATAAAATTGCAAGTTTTTATGAATGTATTAAATAAAAGCAACATAAGGGGGCTATGCTTAATGGACATTACAGTTCCTTGCGTATTCTGTAAACACTTCAATCGGGACGAACGTGCAAGAATGACTTGTGCTGCATTCCCTAACGGGATTCCCAAGGACATTCAAGAAGTAAAAGTGATTCATACTTACCAATACCCTGCCGACAATGGGGTTCAATATGAAGCGTTAAGTGATAATCAAGACTATTTCAAATATTTTAAGGGAGTGACTCGATTATAAATGTATGAGCAATTGCATTCCTTATCATTTAGATAAACCTACCACCCAACGTAATGAATTTATGAAAACTACAGCTAATTATAGAAGAATCGAAGACGAGTTTAAGATTTTGCAACTCTAACTAACCATATATCGACCACTATAATGAGGTGATCTGAATGATAGGCTTCTTAAACAAGTGCCCTCATTGTGGGGCACGTTCTTCTTTTACACCTGAAGAAATGGAATGCGATAAGGCACTAGTTCTGTGGTGTAACAACTGCGGTAACTTCATAAATCAAACCTTGACTATCGAAACTGTTCTCAGGTGGTGGCTTCGCTACAATGAAGGGGAGGAAACAATAGTCCCTCCAGTCAGCAGGAAAAATCTTCAGAAACTCATAAATATTGAGCAGATGCTTAACGAAGAAGGCGAGTGGATGGAAAGTATAGAGATACACATTAAAGACTTCAGAGAGTACCATTATACAGAAGTAGAGGGTGAAAACCATGAAGGTTCAGGTAACGGCTAAGTTCTTCCTTGATAATGGGGAAGTTAAGCGAGTCGATTGGTTTGAGATTGATCCTAAGTTGATAGGTAAGATTGTAGAGAATGGTGTTGACAAGCCTATTGAAATTATTCTCAAGTCGGCAAAGGACGTACAGGATGAATACAAAAAGATATTCCGCAGGCTTCATCGCCAGGGAGAGATGTTCATTGTTGAGAACATCAACGGAGAGTTAGCAGGTGTACCTTTTACCAAGGTGACCTACTGGACATTAAAAGCGAGAGAGGTTACAAAGAATGTAACCGAGTCTACTAATAGAGCGAGTGTCTGATATACCTTGAGAAAATCTGAGTACTAACCTCTCACTTCTACCATTGCTAGCTAACCTGAGATATTTGAACTGGAGAGACTGGGTAACTTATACACTACTACGGTCATCTCTCCCTCGTACAACCTTCAATCGTGACTGCCACTTTTAATCGCTAATGGATAATACAAGGGCGTATCTGTCACTGGCAACTGTTCCGCACAGATACTAGTGCACCGAAGGCAGGAAGGTGAATGTAGGTTGCATAATTAGATGAGAGTCGTGGGGTCACAGACGTATTTAGATATTATAATTGACAATATCAGACCTTCTAATAGTTGCTCGTTGACTATCTGGAAGGTCTATTTCATGATGTAAGAGTTCCTGAAACAAGGGAGAATGAGTCTAAAAGGGCATGAAAATAAAATGTACGTAAGAGACCTATGGGTCTCTTTTTTTTGACTGGAAATTCTCATCGCACCCCTCAATGGGGATACCCCGACTACTGAAGTATAAGCAGTTGAACTACACTGCTGAGGGCTCTGTATGATTAAAAAGAACATATCTTATCATATAGATATTCCGGTCACCTTAGAGGGGAGGAAAAGTGAACAGATAAAAAAATAACGGTATACTAAGTATAAAATGAAGAAATATCATTATCAGTTAAAATTATGCAAAGTTGATTAATAACATGGCTGAACAATGAGCAGACTTGATAATTCAACTTTGCAAATGACGAAGTAAACTAGAACTTAGTGAAAACTCATTCCTATCGCGACTATTAGAGTGATCGAAGTACTTTATCCAGTGAAAAATGATTAGAATTCTATTAAACCTAAATAAAGCCAGTAACACGACATTATCAACAAATGATGGGATAGCTTTAACCTCACATTACTAGGAGGATCAAAATGGCAAGCACTTATGTCTACACTCTCGGAGTCATAGTAGAGCAAGTCGAGCAGATTGAGAGATCTATTAAGAATATGGAGCAAACTATGCGTCATGTATCGCCTGCCACTGTGGATGTAATTCGCAGTAACAAGTCTCAACTTGAAGAATTGCTTGAACGCATCATGAATGCTGATGTGACCTCCACATTTAGTTTACAAGCTTATATCGAAGTCAACAAACAGTGCCTGCAGGACTGTTTCTCTGCTGACTACACAAACCGTCTCAGCACAATTGGGAGGACGAGAAGACAATGAAAATCAAATTCCGTGATGTATATGAAATCCTGCAGAACAATCGGAAGGCTGTTTTGGATATGGGTCTTGATGTGACAAATGTTCTTGATGGTGAAGGTAAATGCTTAATTTCAGATGAACTAGATGTGCTGAAAGAAAGTTACGCAGACCTGTACAATTCAGACATTAAATTGAACGAGAATATTGACGCTATTAGGGCTAAAGCTAACTCTTGTTATAAGTGTTTAGACCTTAGTTGATAGGTAAACATCAGAATGTTTTTGATCAATAAATATATACCTATTACATCCAGAGTTTCTAAAACTAGTGACGAATAGCACTGTGTCAGCTTGGGATAAAAAATAAGCGGCTTATTTTACTAAGAATGGCGTGATATGGATGAAAATTGACAATAGAATAGTCGAGGGGCTTCGATTAAAAGATGTGCCCGAAAACAAAACGAAAGAGATACACTTCTACGCTAACGGGAAGAGTATTTTTCTGAGTTCCATTACTGAAGAGAAATTGATTAACGAGGAACAGTTGGATATGTTCCAGCACTGGATTGAAGAGACTACTCTTAACCTGCCGACTTACCAGACATTGTTAGAAATTCTTGAAACAGAAGGTAATGTGGTCTAATGATAGAGAGCTCGTGAGCTCGTCCATTTTCACAAGAGCACTGTGTTTGCAAGCGGAACGTGCCAGTGACATTATCTTGGTACTAACTATGTTAACTTGTTCCAAGCACTAATGTGTGGCTTGCTGAAAAATATGGAGTTCTCCATATGGATAACCGTCTAAGTCCCCTATCTATATATTGCAGCTATCGTAGCAACTATGAATGGATCAAGAAGTAGTTAATTAACCGTGCAGGAGTAAGCTAAAAAGTTAAGGAGGCATGCCTATGTTTCCAGAAGTGGACGACTTCATAGAAATTGATAGTGAAGGACACCCCCATAACGGTCTTATTGGCAGAGTTGTCAAACTCGCCCCGAATAGGGTTACTTTCAATCTGTATGGTAAGGAAGTTTCTATTGCGGAGCGTTTTGTCAAAGTAAAAGCAAAACTAGGAACACGGGCACATATCTTACTGAGTCGGAAGTCTATGCACTGGGAACTGGATTCTCTGGATTTCATAGGCTTATATGTTCTTATGGACATTGCTTTATGGATGCGAGACTACGAGTGGTGTAGAGATATTCAACAACGGATGGCTAAGGTGGGCTAAGGTGGGCTAAGCGCCCACCTTTTTTCACACCTTATTGTAAGCATGTCACGACCATAATAGGGAAGACAAAAGAAGGAAGGAGACAAGGTTTGAAATCAAATGGCATGGTTGTTGGCAAAATGACCGTCAGCAGTTACTTTTATTTAGCACATTAAACCGGACGAAGAGAAGTTAAAATTCATCCAAGCTACTCCATGATTCATCTTAGACAATTTAGCTCACCTTTTCTTTATTCTATTTCTTCAGTCAGAGGCTTTGCATCTAAGGATTTCTATTATTCAATTATAGACTTCTTTTGGAAAATACTTGTAGAAAAAAAGGATGAAAATTGTTAAATGAAGAAAATTAAGTTGACAGTGGCATTAGCCATGACGATTACTGCTTGCTCCCCGCATGAGAAAACATCGGATTTCTATTATAATCCGATCCCCCAAGTTTCTGTGTCAGAAAGTGTGTTTAACGTTAGACACCTCTTGTCGATAGAGACGAATAAAAAAGAGCCAATCCCACTGATTGCAAAAGCTGTACTCGAAGCAAAACCAGTACCTAAAATGACAGCTGCTGCAGATAAACCGAAAATTAAGCCTAAATCTACTGCTGTCGTTACAAAGTCTTCCACTGTGCAAAAGAACATAGTGAACCATCTTCTCAAGTACAAGGTAAACAAATCAGACTCTACTAAGTTTGCCACTCTTATCGTACAGAATAGCAAGACTTACGGTGTCGATCCTTATACTATACTAGCAATTATTCAAGTTGAAACGGGGGCGACATTCGACCCTAACCTTGTCAGTACTCACGGTAGCGTAGGCTTGCTACAGGTGCTCCCCTCCACACAGAAATATATGAATATATCGGGGAGTCTCAAAAAACCTTCAATCAACATCAAAATTGGCACTAAGTACCTTGCCTATACTCAAAAGAGATTCGGCGATGAATTGGGAATCGTTGCTTATAATCAAGGCGAGGGGAACGTTAAACGAGGGACGTATAACACTAAGTATTTGACCAAAGTTAATAAAGCATTGGCAAAAATCAAAAAGTAGTTGCACAGGATCATGTTTCAGGACAACAAGGTTATGAAACTCAAAACAGCACAGGAAAGACTTAGAGTCAGCAAGAAAGTCTATCTGCTGAAAGCCTCCAAGCAATATTAGTTAAACTACAAAGACATGATAGGGTAAATAAAATCGAAACTGAAACGGCATGGGGAACCCCCCCCTGCCGTTTTTTTATGTAAAAACAAGGACGTCCATAGCATAAATGAAGCGAAGTGAAAATTCGTTTAAAACTCAGATATCTGGATGTAACTCTGTAAATGGGGTGGAGCAAGGTTTCTACAAAAAACGGTTTTTCTGTCACTGTTGGACAAAATCAGAAACTGTTGCTCCTTCATGGAAATAAGTCGTTGGTTAGCTTTTCAAGTTTTCGTCTTTTTTGAGATGAGCTCAGCGCTTCAACTTAATTATATTGGCCCCAAGAGGGGTCTTTTCTATTTGTTCACACCTCCTGATAGGGTTAGCGCGACTACTAAGAGTATGCAGGAAATAATTTTGTTTGACACAGGAAGGGGACCAGAAAATGAGTATTTCACACCTCTGATGTAACGATAACAAGTTGGCAGAACTTCAAGAACTTAATGTAGGCCTTTAAAGTAGGTCCTCAAGACCAAGGAACAAAGTTGCAAAATCACAGCAGATGTGACGTCAGCGGACTTCTCAAAAGTAATACAAAAAAGACAGAAATTTCGAGGTGAATTAGATAGTGCCGAGTCCCAACTACCTACAGCTCAGGGATAAAGAGATGAAGGATATGCATAATATGGTTCTCTTGAAGGCGTGTAAAGAGAACAGAGAACTCATGGGAGACTTCTTGAATGCTAATCGAGACTTTATCTTCTCTATTATCAAGCACTACAAGGGGAGTATCCTAGAACTTAAAACGAAGTTCCGAATCACAGAAGACGAACTATACCAACATGCTTGCATAGGCATTCTGACTGCTATCAAGGATTTTGATTTTGAACGAGGCATTAAGTTCACAACATTCGTTGTGCGCCCCATCCTCTGGGAAATCAATCAGCTTCTTTATAGTGATTCTCAGTCTGTAAGGTTGAGCAGGGGGGCGGTTGACCTCATTAAGCAAATGGTCGGGATTGAGGATGCTCTAGGGTATCGCCCCGCTGAAGAAGAAATGTCAGCTCTACTTAATGTGTCAATTGAGCGCTATCGCGAGATTGCCATGTTCAGCGATGGCCTTGAGCATTATGACGGGATTGATAATTTTGAATTCGTCAACAAGGATGAGAAAATCCTTGAAGAAGATGTGGCCAATCGTCTTTATGTAGAGCAACTACTGGATGACCCTATATTTAATGAATTCGAAAAGAAGGTCATGCGCCTGCTCTTGAGCGATACAAGTAACAACAATGCACAGATTGCTGAACAACTGAACGTATACCCCATGACCATTAGCCGTACTCTCGCACGAATCCGCAGCAAAACTGTGAACAGAGAGTTGAAGGAAGAGGAAACTAAGAGCTCTTCCAAGTATGAACGGGAGATTGAACTTATCGCTCAGGCAACAAAGGAGCGTAATGAGAACTTGTGCATCAATAAAATTACAGAACTACTTGAGGTGTGTGGGTATGACACCAACGCCTACACAACCAGAGTGCTTTATTACATCCGTCAGAAAGCTAATCAACAAAGTGCTTAAATAACTCGCACTTTTTAATAAGGATGCGGGGATCAATATAGTATATAGAAATCAAACTAAACAAGGGCGTTTGGATCATAATATCTTAAAATGTATCTTTATTAAAATCACTCTGAATTCCCTTCTTACGGCGAAAATCTTGAACAGCTGCCAGCGGATGAGACAACAGTCGAATTATCAATTAATCATAAAAAATCATAAAAAATTTAGCTAGAGAAATCATCGTATTGGATGTTGATGAAATAGACAACAAAATTTGTATGTTAAGGAGGGGCGACAAGCCCCTGATACTATATAAGAAAGAGTGATGAGATGAAAGCGCGAACTCATCATAACCAAAACATCCTTTTGAAAAGAGACTTACGATAACTTCCCATCAATCAGTTCTATATATTACACTATGCATTCTAAATGAAGGGAGCACTATAAGTGGATACCAACTACTATCAAAACTGGAACATAGACCCTTATGACAAGCACCTTACATATTACAAATGAAAATCACCCTATACTACAACAATGAATGCGGTCATTGCCGACGTTTCCATAAGACCATAGACGATATAGCCTCGGAACGTCCGCACATTGATGTCTCTAAAGTCGAATATGTGCCCTCTATACACACAGATGTGATATTCATACCAACTATGATCGTCAGCCACGGAGGTAGGGAATTAGGGCGCTTCAGCAGTGCTCTAGAGAAGAAAACTATCAGCATATGGTTAGATCAACTCGATGAATACATTAAAACTCACTTGTATTCCAATGATATATAAAACTCTTTGAGTATTTTATCTTATCACGTAGTCCAGGACAGCTCTAAACGACCATTAAATTTCATCCTAAATCAAGTCTTAAATCAAGTCCTAGTATGTTAATTAAGACCCTTCGGGGTCCTTTTTAGGTTGATAACGTAGAAAGGTAATCTATGCCAGTTTGGACGATCACAGCATAATTTTTTATTCATAATAAAGAGGAACAGTGTCAACAATGTACACGTGAGTCAACGTCTCAGCGGTTCCATTGTTTTATCACTCTTCCTTGTAGTTTTATGAGTCTCTTTGCTCGAATGCCATCCGCCTATTCATGATTTCCATCAAAAATATACCTAGCAGCTAGAACTAACATCAGACGTTTTTGATTCGACTTTTTGTAAGAAACACCCATTGTATTGTGCATGATTGACATGTACTTCTGGTTTACATCATCTATATGAAAGGAGCTAAATATTATTAGAGTTTCCACTTCTATGACAAATCAATCTTCCGCTAGCTTTTACCCCGATTTTTGGGCTCCCTCCTCCAAAAGGGTAAATAGTAATAGTGTATCCCGCTGACATAACTTTGCTTTCTCACATTATTTCTGCCCACTCGGTTCTAGTCTTATTATATTCATTTCTCTTCTGCCCCTTACATTCCAATTAGTCGTTCTACTCCTATAAAAAGATGTGTCTAGTACGTACAAAAGTTCAATTGTGTACAAATCAACTTATATTGGTACTAGAGGTGGTCATATGAAATGCGATTGCGGACGCTTCATCACGCAGAATGCCAAGGCTTTAGCCTCTATCTATGAGACGGATGGTGGCAAGTGTATTCACTGTTTGTCAGAGACCCTGAGTGTTCCTTATCAAGAATTAGTAGATAGGTATATGGGAATCTACGAGTGCCGTCCTTGCGCTCAAGATAAGAAAAAAGAGGAATTAAGAAGGAAATTACTTGGATTAGGGGGTTAGGACATACTGGTTTGAATCGTGAAGCGGATTGTAAGCCTTGTATGGGCAGATAAAATCCTGAATACTGCCGAGTATGGTAAAGGTTGTGGAGAGTGAAAAAGTCTCTCCCATCCTAAACTAGCCCTGCGCTTTACGGTAAGAAGAAAAATAAAGGGATTGATTTAAAATGGACTTTTTAATCAAGTGTATTAAGTGTGAATTCAGGTACGTTACTGATAAAGCAAGGGAGAACTTTGCGGCTGAAGGACTGGAAGGAGAATCCATGCTTTGTCTACACTGTATCGGGGAAATTACAGGGAAAGTCTTGAACCGATACAGCTACTTGGTCTTGCCCGAAGAGCTAGAAGATTCGAATCAACGGATGCAAGTTCTACCTAAAACGCCCACTGGCTGTAGACCGTGTATGAAGAAGAGAGGGTTATCATCATGAAAACGGAACGTATTTACTTGAGAACTACTCCTAAAAATAAAAAATATTTACAAAAAGTAGCTAAAAATTATTTTAAAGGAAATCTGTCTGCTGTTTTCGAGTACATGATTGAACATCTCGATATACATATGGATTGATTACTCTTAACTGTGTTTCACATTCACAAAAAATTGTTAGAGCGGGCATAAGGTTAAACGGTCTGCTTTCAGGGAGAGTGAAGTAATGGAGACAAACATCGGGAGATTAATTGCATTTGTTGGATCAGTAAGGAGCGGTAAGACAAAAAAACTAATTGACCTTTACGAAGAAATGATGGGCGACGGTGTCAAAGTCGCTGTGTTCAAGCCGTTTATTTCGAGTGAGAGAGAGGGTGATGAGTTTGTCCGTTCTAGAGAAGGTGATAAAGCTCCTGCGAGGGCTGTTAAATATCTGTCTGAAATCCCATCTATAGTCGAATCGGAGCGTCTAGAGGCAATACTAGTAGATGAGACACAGTTATTTAATCAAGAGGAAGATGGCTTCATAATTCTTGAGGGACTGGCTATGGGAGGACTTGAAGTTTACTTGTTTAGTCTCGATGTTGACTCCGAAAACAACACATTCAGGTATATAGGGGATATTCTTGCTCATGCTGATGAAGTTCATAAACTCCGTACATCATGTATAAAGTGTGGAGAGGAAGCAAGGGTTAGCAAATTCGTGGGCATAGTCAAGTCCGACGTCATACCATATGGTGAGCCGGATGATTATGCTCCTTATTGCCGTTTCTGTTACCACGGATGGAATGATCGGTTGGAAGAGCTCCGTAAGACAGCACAGATCACTGTCGGGGGGAACGGCTTCTTTTTTACTTGCGATATCGAAATTGAGCGAATCATGGAAATAGGCTACGACATTGAGACTCTTGAAGATAACTTGCGGACAGTTGACAAAATATTAGAATTCATTTCAAAGCTGAAAAAAGCAGATTGATTTTATTTCTAAGCATAAATGATGTATCCCTATGTTCTAACCATGTAATCCAAATAGGGACATTAGGAATCGTGAAGTGTAAGTTTTACATTTTAGGATCTCCACCTATTTAAATGTTTTTTTGAAATGTAAATTTTACACTCAATAAAGATTAAAAGATTACAAGATTAAAAGATTAAAAGATAAATAATATATTAAATTAATAAATATTGCGAAAGTCATTACAGACCAATTCTCCCAGTACAACTCAAATATTTTTAAACTAGCATGAACCTAAGTTTGTTAGTCTGTTTTTAAATAACCATATAATCAAAGCTGAGTCATATAAAGTGAACTTCAGTAAAAAATATTCCTTTGACGATCTGATGTCGATACCCTGTTAACTCAGCACTAACTACAAGGCGGATAGGGGCTACATCCCCCACCTTTTTTATTATCACAATAATACCATTTTGAGAGGAGTTTTCTTACATGGCAGGACCAACTGGGACGCACAAGAAAGAATTAAAAGTCGCTGAAGCACACTTAGAGACAAGGGAAAGAAGCAAGTCGAAGGCGACTGATGATGTAAATGTAGAGGATGTGGAGGGGGATGTGGTAGCCGAGTTAACCCAACAACTTACTATGTTCGGACAGTTCATTTATAACGCTCAGGAAAAAGATACCATCCTGATTGTCGAGAACTTGGGTTATGGCGATATTTACGTAAGTGACAAGCATAATCCTCGAGTAGGCAATGAAGATCAACGTCTAATTTTCAAGGAGCAAAAGGCATTCAAAGCTGGAAAGCTGTTTATGATTTCGGCAAGCTATCCCATAGTATCCGTTATTGAGATCAAGTAAAAAGAGTATAGGGCCAGTCTACTTCAATCATGGGTTATTACAGATGCGAGGGAGAGCATCCCCGGCTGATGTTGATATTGTTGGACACCTCAATACGCAGGGCTGTTAGAAATGTTCCCATTTCAGCTTATATTGGTATACGAAGCATTCATAAGAGGTTGTGATGTAATGGGAGAATCCACATCTCCAATGTTTACACCTATATTCACACCACGCTTCGTCAAGACCCTTAAATCTTGCAATGCTAGGACTGCCGGCTAACGATTCTCCAGAAAATTTAGCTACCTAAATTCAGAAGAGAAAGAAGCCACAAGACTTAGTCAGCACAACTTGCCCTTGATAATATTTTATAAAAATCCTGGAGCAAGAGGCGAGAATTACCTTGAGTATAGATTCATCGTAGACTTCGATATCTATACGAAGGATGATGTGGGATTGACTGTAAACATCGCTGACCGATTTGCCAGATTTTCGACGACCAGTACCTTGGTATGCCGAAGGGTAGTGTGTTTAATAGGGAGTACGTCACAAGTTCTGAAGACGATACTGACTGGAAACACCTACAAGTATTTCACCCAAATAGTTTTCGCTATTGGGATAGACGAATAAAGGAGGTTTTTTGAATGAAAGTTACTAAAAACAAAAAAATGCTGATTAAAGGTGCAGGTAAATTCATGGCGAAAATCCCGAACTGTGACGACCTCGTTACAATCGGTACGCTAAATAACATGCGTCTAGACATTCAATTGGATATGCAGGACATCGAGGCTGGCGATTCTAGCGTCGCTCTGGACACTTTGCTGCGTAAGAAGACAATCGACATTACCGCAGAAGCGGCTAAGTTCGATCTCAACCTTGTTAGGTTGGTACTTGGCTCAAAACTGCGCGAAGGTGTCTCAGGTTCTGCTTACAGTATGGTTACTGAGACTTTCGTAGTTCCTTCTGCATCTCCATATCAAGCAGAACTGACTCAAGTATCTATCGCTTCTCCTGCACCTAAGTCCTTTGAGGGTGCAGTGGGCGGTACAGACCTGAGTACAGACGTGACGATATCCGGTCAGAACGTAGTGTTCGACATGGCACTGGCAGGCAAGACAGTTGTCATCGTCTACGCTGTGGCTCTAACGGGTATTACTCCAGACCCTGATGGCTTTGTATGGGTTCTGGAAGAGAAGCACAACGTTAAACAAAATGGTTCTGAATTCACTACTGATCTTGTTTATGGTGCTTCGCTCAATACAGACCCTCAGATATCCGTCCGTACCCTGCAAGGTAACGTCCTTCTGAAAAAAACGGTCAATCCTAATCCTACGGAAGACCAATATGTAATTAGTGGCGGCACGCTGAAGTTCAACTCGGCTATGAAAGATGTAGACATTTATGTTAACTACAAGCGTAACGAAGTTGTCGATATCCTCGATATCACAACCAAGGACATGCCGTTGACAGTTCACGTTGTTCATGACGGACAATTCGAACAGAAAGATGGTACGATTCAAGGTTATCAAACTGAGCTGTACCAATGCCGTGTGAAGTCCAACTTCACTCTCGACGCACAACGTCAACAAGCTTCCACACATAGTGTAACTCTAACTGTAATCGACCCTGAACGCTTTGACGGTAAGCTTGGTTCTATCAAGCGTTACGAGGCAGGTTCAGCCCAATCGGTAGATTGCTAATCATTAGACTCCCCTCGGGGAGTCTTTTTACATACAAAATGTTATAGCCTTGGCTTACTCACTTAGAATGTCCTATGAGGTGATTACAAGGATTCCCCCACCTTGTCGTCACTTCGATTAACTGATTCTTGGGGGAGAATTTAAAGGGGGATTGTAAAGTGAGTGAACGAGATTTAGTAATTCCAAGAGCAGATAGTACTGTGACCAAAGAGATTGCCAGTCAAGTTGAAGAGCAGACACAAGAGGCGGTAACTGAAAAAGAAAAGAATCCTTTGACACAAGAGGAAGCAGAAGTGTGTGAGAAAGTATTCTTTGAAGAGGACGATAAGGTTCGTTTACGTGACGGCAAAACTTACAATATTCCACCATTAGGTCTAATGGATGCTCGAAAGCTAATGAATAAACTTAACACGATTGATTCTGGTGTAATCATCGCTAACCTTATCCCTGAAGACGGGGATGATAGATTTGACGAACTGCTTGATGTGCTACTAATGGCATTTAAACCGTACTACAACCACATGACGGTCGAACATCTTGGAAATTACGTTGATTTGGAGACGGCTAAGAAAATTATCGACTGCATGATTGGTCTCAACGGGCTAAAAAAGTCCATGTAACCACACAGGTAGAGGAAGAAAACTATGACAGCATGCCGCCTGTCAATTGGGCAAATATCTTCTTCAAGCTCGCCCACTACTGCCACTTGAAAAAGCAGGATGTATGGCAGTTAACCTTACCTCAGTTGGGTTATTACCTGGAACAATGTAATGAACACATTGAATTTACTATCAAAGTTTCTAGTATGTCTCTCGGCGGGTTGTTCGGTAGCGGTGTTCCTTCCAACGAAGATTCCAGCGGTGGTGAGGAAGAAACAAGAACCGACGGTAACTACGTGAATGGTTATAAAGTAGCCGATGCGGAAGACATGAGTTTCCTTGCACAGTTATTATAAATTCTCCTGCTCTGCTTCCTTCTAGGGAGGGGCAGGAGTTTTATTTTATGAGGGTGGTGAGATTATGAAAAATATCCAATCTGATGTGATTTTAGAATTTCAGAAATCCATTGAAAACATGACCCGATTGGGACAGGAGATGGCAACTCTCGATGCTCAATTTGGTAGATTAGACCAACGTATTGACGCAATGCGGACATCTCTGTCTGGCCTGCAATCCCAGGTTTCTCGTGGAACTGATGGAAATATTACAGAATCATTAACTAAAGGACTTAACAACTTTATTGCAGGAAACGAAATTTTTCTTCAGCAGTTAGGTTCGACAGGACTGACCGTTCAGCGTGAGACTCTACAAGGCATCTTCGGTAAGATAGAGGTCGAAATTAATGAAGAGTTACGTAAGCATGTCCGTAACATGAATGTTGAAATAGACTCTAGCTATGCCAAAGGGCAGAAGCTACCTATCAGCAACGAAGATTTCAATGAAATCAACGAGGAAGTCGCTAAGGTTGTAAAAATGCAAATCCATAACCTTATTAAGGTTATTCAAAATCACACAGCAAGTCTGACTGGACCTGACTCTCTCGAAGGTTTACAAGTTACTGTAGGCAAGAACACCATCATGGCGTTCGTCAATAAAATCAAGCAAGAGATTCTGAATAAGCTTGAGAACCCATATGTAGCGAATTCTAGTGACTTCATAATTACCAAAGAAGACTTGAACAAAGCAATCAAAAATGTAAAAGAAAAGCTGTTGAAGTCGGTAGAAGTGGAAGTACCTGATGTTAGCGGCAAGGAGATCACCGACAATATTAAGAATATCTCGAACGAACTTGAACGTAGTTTTACGGAGTACGTCAACAAAACTGTAGCAGGAATCAACGGGGCGACGGCAGGCAAGCTGGACGTTCCAATACAAAACCTCAGCAATAAAGTCAAGAAGATTATTGCAAGAGAACTCGAAACTACGGTTGATCAATTGGACACTCTTGGAACAGTGGATTTAGGTTCTTTCCGTGGGAATGAATTGAAACATCAACTTGAACGAGTGGCTAAGGCTCTCGACAAGAAAATGAGTAATAGTGTACAGGAAGAGATTGACCAGATAGTTAAGACAATTAACAATGTGGAAATCACGCCTGAACCTAAGCTAAAGCGTCACCTCGTCAACCAAATTAATCATATTAATAATGCCATGATTGATAAAATCCGCGAACAAGTGGATGAACAGGTACAGTCTATCATCCAGGAGATTAATGAAGTCCAGTCAAGACCAAAAGGATTAAACCGAGACGCTAAGATACAGAACGCAGGAGGTCTTGACATTTCTACAGAATCCTATTCCGAGAATGGCAAGAACGACAGCACAACACCAAGTGAAACGGTATCCAACGGAAACAGTTCAAGTCAGGAGAACAGTTTTGCAGGAACAATAAGCAACGTGGCTCTGGAGTCCGCAGTCTCTAACATGATGCGCAACAACATTACAGGTGTTATGGCTGGTGCACCGATGCTTGTTTTGAACCAAGCTGTCGAGACCTTCAAGTCTGTTCAGACAGAACAGATTAAGATGATTCAGAACTTGATGATGAAGGACAAGTACAATAAAGACGAAAATGGAAATGTCCTCAATAGCACCAACATGGCTGGAGTAGAGAATACTGTCAACGAACTACAATCCTTTATTCGACAACAGTCCATGTTTTACGGAACGGACTACCATAAACTTTATCAAGTTGGTGGAGTAGCTTCCGGTTTTCTCAAAGAGCCTGTTGAAATGAAAGAATTCGTACGGGTGACTGCTCAGTTGCAGGCCCTCACCCCTGGTAGTGACCCTCTTAAAATTGCAAAGGGTCTTGAGTCAGCAAAGTCGCAGTTCGGCCTTGAGATGTCCGACATGGAAGATAAGGTGGCACATCCGATAGCAGCAGTATCTCAAGTCACGAATACCAGCGTCGAGGAACTTTTCGACATTATAAAAAGATCCGGTTCTGCTTCTAATAATACCAAAGTTGATTCTGAGACAGCTATTGTAATGGCTGGCGCTTCCAACCAATCTCCTGCAATAGAAGGGACAAATGTCAGTCATTTCTACAATTCCATTGTAGAAAGATTACAGCCTTCTAACTTGCTGAACAAAATGGATAAGTTGGCTGTTGACCCGAACTACGGTGATGATGGCGAGAAAGTAGCTGCCAAGCTTCAGTCTCCTGATGCCATGAAGAAACTGCAGGAACTTGGTCTTGCGAACGTTACGGATACAGGAGGACAACTCCTAGTTCCAGCAAAGGAACTCTTCAAATCCATCTCTCAAAAGTTGTCCGGTGCAGACAGTCTAACAGTTCGCAACACAGCTGATACCCTGTTCGGTACATCGCAGTCCTCAAAGGGTGCTGCGGCAATGCACGAAGTCATGAACACGTTCGTCAAGGTAATGCAAGTTACTGATAACTTCAATAAGTCCCAGTACGAGAAAATGATTATGACTTCACTAGACAACCCTCTTGTCAACACTAAACGAGCAACACAAGGGACTACCATTGCCTTTGATGCTATCGTTCAAGAAATGACTCCTGCCATAAATAAAGTGTCCTATGCCCTTATTAACATGGCAGAAAACGTGGCGAAGAATGCTCAGATATTTGTAGCTTTGGGTGATGTACTCTCGAACGTGCTGCTCGGAATGCTAATGCTCAAAGGTATAAAGTGGGGAGCTGGAAATCTAGGTATTAGAAGTAACTTTGAGAGTGAGACTGCACGGACTGCTTTCCTAGATAACATGAAAGATGTAAGTGTTGATAGCGACTTCAAGAAGTTAAATCGACAAGAGGTAGCTGCTATGCAGCAAGATCCACTGCTGAATCGATATGTTCAGGAACTGAATGGTATGTCGGAAGAACAGAGTAGACACTTTAAAGATTACATTTCTGAAAAGAAAGTTGATATAAAAGACATTCCAACTCTGTTTACTACGATGGACGAAGCTAAGAATTGGGAGAAGCAGACGGAGTTAACAGACGATGAAAAATTCGACCGGACAAGGCAGTACAACAACCGTCTGAGCACAAGAGCTGAATTGGCTAGTGTTATCAACCCTAGCCTTCTGACCAGGCTGAGCAATAGTACAGCTAGTCAGGGAACATTCGGAACCTACAGAGCAAACGTATCTGGATACACCGAATTGACTGATAGAATGTCCCAAATGTCTCAAGGAGATTTCAATGGATTTGAAGACCACTTGGTAGACAGACAGCGCAATGGTTTACCTCAAATTAATGATATTCAGAGTCTTAGTCGTGCGATGGATGACTATCAGAATAGTCAAAGGGAAATTGCCACATCTGCACGACGAGCCTCCCCTGAATTTGGTAACCTATCCAACGCAGTGCGTGGAATGAACTCTGCATTATCTCAGACTACATCCCTGAAGACTGGTTTCAAACAGTTCTTGAAGGACATTAAAGACTTAGGGAGAGGTGCGCTGTCTTCGATAAAGAACTTGGCGGGCGGTATTGCTAAGATGGCACTGGAAATAGCAGGGGCAATTGGGCTTGCTCAAGCGGCTAAGGGGTTGTCTGAATCGTACCTGTCAACCGACGACCAAAGACTTTTGGCTAAAGCTGACGACCGTGACAACGACCTGAAGGGAATGGCTAACAAAGTAGATGCTTTGGCCGAAGGCGGTTGGGCGCAGACACGTAATAACCTGACAGGGCTATTCTACTCTGCTATGAATGGAGTCACGTCTACATTCGATGGAACTCCGTCTGAATTTGGTTTATTCGAATCTAGTGGTAACCCTTTTACCACTCTTTTCAAAAGCAGTGTGACCAACGACGATTTCGGCATGATGGGCGAAATGATGAATTACTTCAAGTTCTACGGAGGAAGTCAGGAGGACTTCTCTAAGTGGCTCAAACAGCGAGAAGAAAGTGGAGGGCAGACTGTTGAGGAAGCCGTTGCTGAGTTCAATAAAAACTCTGGACGTTCTGCGGTAACGAAAAAGATGCGTCAGGAAGCCTTTACCAAGCAGTACGAAGCCTCAAAATTGGCTGAAAAAGAACAGAAAGAGCTCCAAGATATCGCTACGAAAGAGTATGAGAAGAAGTACAAGGAGGGTGCTGTTGAGCTCTCTTCCATTGATACTGACAACGTACTTAATCGTGTCACTGACAATCTGAAGGGGATTAAAGATTCCAGCCAGATCGAAACCCTCCGTTCTCTCATGAGCGGGATGAAGACCGACTCCGACGAGTACATTGCGATGCGTAAAGCACAAGCGGCATCCATACGTCAGGTATTGAATGATGAATTGGCTATCATTGATCAGTATATCCAAAATGCAAAGACGATTATGGAAACTTCTGATCCTGAGTCGCAAGAGTATCAAAATGCAAAGAATGCCTATGATTCCTTTACATCGGCCAGAGACAAAGTAGCCAATGAAGGTGAGGCAGAAATTCTACAGGAAGAATGGAACAACCGTCAGGAAACATACCAAGGTCAGGTTCGCAAGGTAAATAACAGTCTGTCAAGAATTGATCTTCTCGCTCAGGCAAAGGAATTAGCCGCGGCATACAACATGGATACTCAGTCTCAGGAATATCTGGATACCCTGAAACAAATCACCCTGAATAAGTTGTCTGCGATGAAGTCCGAACTCTCCAACCTAAAAGCAATCGAATCCATCGGGGATCTCTCCGAAGACCAAGCAACGCAGGTTTTACAGCTTCAGAATCAAATTGCCAACGAGCAAGCAAGAATTAAAGAATACAACCTTGCATCCATCGGTCTAGGTACTGCAGAAATTCAGAAGAACAATTCGGAACGCGAGAACAGGCTACTGGAACTCAAACTTCGTGCTGGAAACCCTGATGACTCTTCCCCAATACTACGTAACAGACGTATCGCCAACGCCAAGGAAGAGGTATCCGAAATCAATCAGGTAATTACTGACCTGAAGGCTAGGCTACCTGCGGCAGGAGCTGACGAGACCTATAAGATTAATCAAGAAATCCGCGACTTGCAAAAGCAATCTTTACAGACTCAGTTAGGAATCTTGAGTGAAATGAAAGCTTCGGCAGGCACGTTCAACATGCCAGATGGTGTACAGGCTATGAGTCGCTACCAGTACCTCACACGGGGGAATACTCATAACACAACTACGATTGGAGCAGGAGACGTGACCGTAAACATCACGCTTCCTAACGTGACTAACGGCATGACATCCAGCCAGTTGCAACAGGTCGGACAGTCCATCGGACAAGGCCTGTCAGTGGGACGTGTGGGCGGTCTTCGTAACCAACAAGCCATGAACCCAATTAACTACCGAAGTTAACAACTCACTCCCCATCTTAAAATGAGGTGGGGAGTTACGTATAGGGAGGTACACTCATGACACAACAAAACAGCCTCTTATCGGAGGATTCGGTTTATAAGAAGAAGCTATTTTACGACAACGGAGTTCAGTTTACACAGGTCAAGGCGAAACTGATTACGGAATATAAGCCTCCAACTCCAGTACTTAAGACATATGTCAATAAGACCCTAGCATCTTCTGCGGGGCTCGTGCAAAATGGTACTTCCCACTATGACGCTACACTTACCATGCTGTTCTATTCCAAGAAGGAATACGCTGATTGGCTTCAGTATATTGGATCACAGCATAAGTATTACGACGAAAAGGGAACAGTTTACATCGGCATCGTAACAGGTGAACCCAATATCAGGACTGCAGAGATGGAAACCAAGTACATCGTAACCGTTGGTATGTCCCTTGTCCGCAAACAGGAGTTCGAGTACAAATACCTGACCGAGTTCATAGACATTGAGAACCATTGGGCAAACAAGTACATCGACAATATGCAACAACTTGGACTTATTGCAACGAATTGGGAAGCAGACGGGGAGTCCGTTGTTAACTTCCGTCCGGACGAAGCGGCCACACGGGCAGAGTCAGTAACGTTGCTTATGAGGACTTATAGATACGTGGATAAATTACTAAGGGGGTATTAAGATGAAACGATGGATTGACGTTGACCCTCTGGATTGGTTCTACCGTGACACCCTCGAGATTACCCGACTGAAGACAGACGGTACAGGTAACGTGGACGTACTAAGCGGCATGACTTATAACGTATTCAAGACAGGTTACGAACGCATGGTTAAGCGTTTTGTAACAGTCAACGGACAGCAGGAGTTCCTTGTTCCTGACTATAAATACCATGCCGACAACCCTATGTTCGTCATGATTAATGGGGTGGAGGTTCTTCCCGAAAAGATTGAGGATGGGAAAGTTACCATGTCCAACCCTTTGTCGGCGGGCATAGAGGTAGTATGTGTCACTTATGGTATTCCTGACCGGAAGGATATTGGTTGCCTTAATACCCCATACAACGGAACATCTGACTATCGGATGCCGCACGGAACGCTAAAATATGCGACCACTTACAAATTTAGTCTGAGCAACCCACCGGAGTCTTGTACGGTGCTTGGTGTAAAGCTGAAGAGGATGATTGTTACTGTGGGGGCTGGAAGCGATGCGGGAGTTGTAATCAGGAATGCTATCGGATTCCAACGGGATGTATTCGTAATACATAAAGGTGAAGTGTACCTTCCTTATATGTATAACGGATTCCCTGCAACCATCGGGTATAACGCAAAGATTAATGGGGTTAATAGACGCACAAGCGAGACGGTAATCGTCGAATCAGGACGGGTGACATATAACGACAGGTTCTTCGGAGACGTTCGCATTCGTCGTGGAGACTTCTTCGCACTCATGAGCCGTATTTATGAGAACCTTCATAACCGATACACTGACCGTGCGTTCGCATATAACTCCACGCCAATGCGAGATATTGCAGATAAAGCTGATATTCAAGCCAATTGGTACAGGAACGATGTACTGACTCTACTGGATGAAAAATACCATGACGGTTGCTACGTGTTCCCTCTTTACACCGATGACAAATTTGAACCTGAAGCATGTATTACTAGAGCGGAAGCTGTAACCTACCTAAACCGATTCATTGAGTGGATTACAGAGAAATATAGATAAGGCAGGTGGGATAAGTGACTTATGTTTCTAACGTGAACTACCCTTCAAGGCAGTTGTTACAAGGAATCATGGAGCGTGTGAATGCACTTGGAAATGAGCCGAAGGTGGTCGTGGAGTTAGACAAAACATCATACGTGCGGGGATTCCGTAGAAAGTACGATGCAGCACAGTACGTAATGGATAGTGCTGTAAGTGACCTTTTGTCCATCGACAAGGCTGAGAAACTTACGGACTACGTTGACGGTACGTTGGTGGAGACCAGCACGGAACTTCGTAACTCCGACTTCTCCATGCCAATCAAGAGCAGTTCGACCATGCACGGACATAAGAACGGGGAGCGTACCATCAACGGCATGTATATCACGGACTTCTTTGAGACCGACCCAAGAAGCACACGGTATGTTGGTCGTGGAGGTAAGCATAAAGGGATTGACCTCGATCTTGCAATGAACGACCCTGTTTACGCTGTGTGGTCAGGTACGGTCACAGTCGCCAGCACCTTAAGAGGATACGGTAGAGTTGTTTATGTTAGCCACGGCAACGGATGGGAGACTCGCTATGCCCACTTAAACAAGATAAGTGTCAGTGTGGGGGATAAGGTTAAGGCAGGAGGCCTCGTTGGTCTAGGGGGCAACTCCGGTACTTCTCGGTCTAATGGGGGAGACGGTTCACACTTACACTTTGAAGTAAGGCTTAACGGTAAGGCACTGAACCCTGAGCAGTTCCTTCGCGGTAAGAAGACCATCCAGACCGCATCCAAAGCTGACCCACGAAACATACAAGATTCTGTTTTTATGGATGCTTCGGTTATGGCTGATTCATCGACTTCTCATGTGGAATACAACATGGAAGCTACGGCATATGTCGCTGATTGCCCCGGCTGTATAGGAATCACAAGAGGCGGCACTGACGTTCGCACATGGAAGAACTGGAAGATTATTGCCGTTGACCCTTCCATCATCCCCTTAAAGAGTAAGGTTGAACTTGTTGTCGATGGAGTAAGTTGGGGAGAATACCTTGCCGATGATACTGGCGGCGACATTAAAGGAAACCGGATTGACATTCTTTTTGACACGAAGCCTAATGCCCTTAAGTTTGGTAGGAAGCCTGTCGTGGTGAAAGTGAAGTCTTGGGGAGACGGAAAGACCCGTTCAGCGGACACTACCGGTGATACAAGCATCGACAAAGAAATCGTAACGTACCAGTACAACAAGACGACTTCCAAGCAAACCTACTTCAAGGATTTTACAACCAAGAAGACCTCGCTGGATGTTAAGAAGTACACCAAGACTGACGGTGCGGTACAGATGACGGTCATTGACGACGATACTCAGATGAACGTACTCGGATTCAAAGGTACGGGCGGGGCTGGTCAGGCTAAGACGATAGTGTTCGAGCATGACTGGTTTAAGGCAGGAAACCTTGGATGGTCATACTTCTCAGACCTTGAAATAGACGATGTAATTATCGTCAAGGTAAATGATTACGAGGTCGTGCGAATCAAAGGTATTAATGCCAAGAACGGTGTAGCTTATCCACCATCAATCCCAATGCCAAAAGGACATAACGTGGTCGAGATTACGTTTGCCAACTCTTCCAAAGCATCGAGAGGCAAGTTCGGTATCCTTTGGTTGCGGGCTAAAGAGTTTGATGTGGAGACGGTAGAGACAAAAACCTTATGGGACTTTGAGGACAACATGAGTAGCGCCAACAAGTGGACTCCGTACAGCACCGTTGTACAAAAAGACAAAGGTGACTATCAGGCCATCTCAACTAATGGCGACGAAGCAGGTATTGAGCGGCTAGGTAAAATCAAGAAGTTCCCCTTTACGATTAACTTCAGCCTGAAGACTGCGGCGGGCACAAGTGGCAAGCTAATTATCAGCGACGGTACAAAAGGATTCCTTCTGAACATAAAGGATGACCAAATTTACACTAGTGGTGGTGGGACATACCAACTCGATACGGCTGCCGATTTCATTGAGTATACCGTAGTCTGCCATGACCAAACGGACATTGACGTATACGTAAAGCTTAACGATGTTTGGGTTAACACCGGAATCCGTGGGGCGGCGTTCGACTACCCATACCAGAGCAGAATCCTGTTCGCTGTGACGGATGGGACAATTTACCTCGATAGCATCAACTATGCTTCTAACGACTACGCCGTTGAGCAGTTGGCTACAGCTATCGGTGACACCTACAAGGAGAAGTGGTATGAAGTAGGGGAGTTCGTCTTTGAAGAGACGTACACCATCGATGTAGACGTAATGAATTGGGAAATCAATACCCATCTCGATACGACTATTAGCACAGCAAGGATTACGCTGAACAACGCTTCAGGTATCTACTCTCCATTGTGGGAGCGCAAACCGGAGTTTCCAGACGCATTCCGAACGGACAAGTCTCCCCTGAGTTACTACGAAGAAGGAGAACTGCGTCACGTCATTAGTGAGTACACTCCAATCAGGATTTACGCTGGATACGGCGAAGAAGTTGTTCGGGTATTCACGGGGATGATTAAAGGCGAGATTACAGAGAACTCTGCTGAGAAGACTATCTCCTTTAGCTGTGTGGACAGGTTCGACATGCTTGAGGAATTTGTGTTCTACAAGCCGATGCAGTACCCGCCAGAAGAAGCTTATGCGGGAGACGGTGGGGCGTTTGCTTGGATTAAATCAAGCATCGTGGAGGATATCGTTGTCGCTTCTGGATTCACCGCATGGAAAGTTCATGCAGAGGATATGGCTAACCCTGACTACGTGATTGAGGATACAGTGTACACTGACGTAAACAAGGGAAAGAACACATTCATGAAGTTCAACAAGGATACCGGAGAACTAGAAGCCGTTAGTCAAGAGAACATCATGGAAGTGGGTGGCTGGCAGAACCCGTTCGTGGCAAGTGTAACCTTCCCATTAGGTACAAACGCTTCCGATGCCTTGCAGTCTCTCATTCAGGACTTACCATACCGAATCTACTGCGATAGGTACGGGACGTTCAGAATGGAACGCATGGATTTCTTGGATGCACCTGATTGGGCCATGGTCTCGGGAATGAAGTGGGAGTTCATCGACGGCGAGAATCTAATGGAAGTCACTTCTTCTACGGATTACTCCCGTGTTAGAAACCACTTGATGATTTCCGGTACAGCAGGGATTGTCGAGCACTTCTTCGATAAGTCGCTGATAATTGCAACCAAGGGTAATATGCGTACCGCAGGTGCTCAACTGGATTGGATTGAGGAAGTCGATGGCTCTTCAATGCGTGGGCTGAAGGAGGACGTAGCCAACAAGATTTTCTTTGACTATAAACGTCAGGCGAGAACGAAGAATGTGGTGGTCAAAGGGAATCCGTTAATCGAACTACTGGATTCAGTTTATGTCTACGACGCAAAGACATTCACGTCCAGTTACTATTTAGTAAAGGGAAATAGAATGGTGGGCAGTAACGAAGGTATTTTCAATTACCTTGAGTTGACCTGGCAGACACTATCAGAAGTAGGGTAAGCACATATGGGCAGGGAGCACTTACGTCTATGACGCTAATTGTTTCCTGCTTTTTCTTATAATGCCATAGAAGTGAGGTGGATTCTGTGGAGAATAGAAACTTTCTAAACTCGAATGAGATTTATCCCATACTTGACTTAATTCGTAGGGAGATGCAGAAGTCTGGTCTGTATACGGGCGGCGATGACCTCACAATCATAAACAGTGCTCCTGTAGAACCAAATGTAATTAACGTGGAAGCCCGTAGAGAGATGGCAGGATACTCCGCTCTCGTAACCTCAGTGGTTTACACCTATGACAATGGGACTATTGAAGTGCTGACGCTTGAGAGGGACGAGAATCTAATCGTTAACGGCTTCCTTATAGAGATAGCATATCCTTCCAGAATCAACGAGCAAATGGAAGAGGAAACGGATATCGCATCTTTTAGCACCATTAGAGGGACTATTATAAGGGAGAACGGGTTGTTCAGTAATCTGGAACTCGAATATATAAAGGGGGTGTAGTGAATGTCTAGCGGCGCTAATTTTGCAAGTTACTTGGTAGGCGGTAGACTCGACCCTCCTTTTATGCCAACAAAAACAGAGCCGTACATTGAAGGGATTATGGTAGAGTCCCAAATGGCGGGCAAGGTCGAACATAAGCTAACCATTGAAGAAGATTGCGAACTGCTCTCTATTGCAGTAGGCGTATCCAACTATGAAGCAAGGGACTACTGGAACTTGTATGTAGGGGAACGGCTAGTCTGTAAGAACATTTACACAAAGGATTTACCGGAGGGCATGTACTTGACGGCAATCATCCCGTGTAAGCAAGGGACGCAGATTCATTTTGAGTTCTTTAATGAGGGCGGCAAGCCCAAGGTCGTATGGGCAAACTACCAAACTCTCAAGTAGGAAGAAGGTGAATAAATGGCAGATACTTCATATCAACCGACGCCGTGGCTCGACACGACTATCAATGAAGAGTTCCTGCTGGAAGGGCTTGCTGGAATTATGACAGCCAATGGGTGGACAAAGGTTACTGAGTTTACCAAGGTCGTCTACTCTAACAAGCTAACAAAGCCTACAATCAAGCGGTTCTATCTTCCGCTGGCTAACCCTAAAATTGATTTGCCGAAGGTACTCAACGACGATTACTACATTTTCATTGATGGGAAGATTGCCCCAACATCCTATTATACGGCGGTCAAGAATCCAGACGAGACAACCACGTTCACGTTTGAAGCAGGTGTGTCCGGTCAGGTAGCTATTTACTACAGCACAGTCGGGTCCACGGATGCCTTCGACTTCTACGTGACCAAGCATATCATCGTCAAGAACATATCGGGAAACTTATTCGGTATGGCGATGATGGCAAAAGTCAATGAGCAGATTGGACAGACAGGGTGCAAAGTACCATTTGCAATCTACGATAAAAATGCAGATTACGGTACGCAGTTGACACCGCAGGACAGCGGCGTATTCTCATGGGCCATCCAGAAGGCAAACGAAGATGCACTCTTTGAGCGACACACGCTTTACTTTTACCAGCTTGAAAAGTGGATTGGAAATGGGAAGATGTTGGTGGGTTGGGAGAAAACTGATGAACTGAAACGGGTTTCTCTGGACGTAGAGGTGCAGACAAGCATGTGGGGGCTGGACGATAACACGAATGCTCTTCAGTCGAGAATAACGGACGCGTTCCCTCAGATGTATCAATCTCCAATCGTTACAGCAAGGACTCGTATTCCTCAGCTTGAACATACAGAGAAGATTGCTTTCGTGGACGTGAAGTATACGAACTGGTGGGATGATAGCAAAGTGTTCGTCAAAGGATTCATTGACGGAAAAAGTATTATGTTAATCATCTTAGCTGACACTGCTCCGATTTGGGACAGCAATGCCGTACCTGCGATTCCTCTTTACATGGGAGACTTCGACGTAAATGGCCTGACTGAGGAAGTTATTAATCGGGATATCACGTTTGACTTCTACCGGAAGACGACTAAGACCTCGACAATCATCTCAGGAAAGCCAATGGTCAATGCAGGTTCTTATGTAAAGGTTTGGCTCATGGGTGACACGGACGGCGACATGCCTGACGAAGCAGTCAAACTAACCATTGCAGGACAGGAGATTGGTCGGTTCAACACTGTGGGGGCGAAAGAACCGTCAAACAACAAGAATGATGCTCAGTTGATGGGTCAGTTTGATATCACAGGTATCGAGGGTATGTCCTCCGTAACCATTGAAGCAGAAAGTGGGGATGGGGTAAGTGGTTACACTCCGGTATCCGGTCGAATGTTCCTTGAGGTGCATATCGAGACCAATAGGAACGCTGAGGGAGCACCGTCTGCTCTGTTCTCAGGAACAGCGTACAACAAAGAGGGGGCAGACGTAGAAGCCGCACTCAAACAGTCAGCTAAGTTCGATTACGATGATGCGTCAGTTAAGCAAGAGATTCTACTGCCTGTTATGAAGGAATACCCCCACTACCCAAGTAACGGCGTTGACTCAATCATGGTCAAACGTAACAAGTTCGGAGCAAGGTATCAGGCGCATTACCTGTCATGGAATGTACCGTCAAACACTATGCCGCCACCCAGGGAAGATTCTGACGGACACAAGCACCCAAGAGCATGGAAGGATTACATGAATGAACAATACAAGTACCAGTTTAGTCCTTCAAGGTATAGTGGCAAAGCCCATTCATCCCGTGCGCTCCTGGTTCATCCTGAAGATGGCACGTTCGGAACACTGCGAAACGTTATTTTAACGTCTCCCTTAACTATAATGAATGGTGACGAGTTAAAGGCTGTGAGGGATTACTGCGATGACGAGAATAGGTATGAAGTTTATTCCTACTACTTGGTCGAAGGCATCTCGCCACTGACAAAGAGACCTGCAACGCCGTTCAGACCTGCCGCACTAGGCATCCTGAAGGCGGGCTACACTCTCCCTGAGATTCCTCCTGCACCACCTGAGCCACCAGCCTTGATTCTAACCATCGACCCTGCTTACTCAAGTGTAGAAGAGGAAACACCAATCAGGTTTACTTCTATCTACAGTAAACACTCTCCCATTACAAACTTCAAGTGGGAAGTAGCAAGCGATGTGAACAAGGGAAGCTATACGGTCGATAATGCAACATTTACGTTCAACAATGTCGGCACGTATTCGGTCAAGCTTACGGTGTGGAATGAATTAGGTCAGAAGGCAACGGGTACGGCGACCGTATCGGTAACTGCCAAGTACGTTCCACCACCACCTGCTCCACCACCACCCGCAAACACATTGCAGTGCGGTAAGCTGAACGACTCTGGCGGCGGTGCTTACACCGAAAAACTCCATGAGATGGGTAACACGTCTGGACGAGTGGTAATCACCTACAACATGTACGGAGTAGCTGACCGAATGGATGTTTACTATCAGAATCAGTTGCTTGCAAGCACGAACACTGAGGTATCCAATGGCGGTTCGCTTCAGTTCCAGTACAGTCCTGTGGGCGGTGTGACGCAAATTAAAGTAGTGATGAGTTCTAGTTCAGGTTCAGGTTCATCGTGGGAATACTTGGTAAACTGCCCTGTGTAATAACAGGGCTTCATACAAGCAAATAAGTGAAGGGGTGTTATTTAAATGCCATTTATCGACACAACGCCTGCATCTTTTATCCCAAAGGTAACGGAGCAGGATATACAACCGCGTTTGGGCGACCTGCTTGCTACTCAAGGGTGGGAGACGGTAGCAAACTTTAAGAAAGTGACATTTGATTCAGGCATAATGCGAAGCACTTATACCGGACTTGATACTACTGACATTCCGATTTACGTAGCAGAGCATTTCATCTACAAGAACACGGAGGGTAAGATGTTCGGGGTAGCTGTCCTTGGTACTTGGAATCAGAATCTAGGTGTGCTGAGAAAGTTAAACAAGTCCCCTGACACTAAAGCACCTGCTCCTGCGACACTCCAAGTATTCTCTGAATGGGCGACAAACGAGTTCCGTAAGTACCGTTCTCCACAAACCTTGTACTTTTACATGGTCGAGAACCTTGCTGGACTGACTACAAACAACCCTGACATTACATTGCCTTGGCTAAATACCTCAGAACTCAAGAGGGCAGTGTTGGATATCGAAGTTGAAGTTTCAGGTTGGGTGGGCACAGGTGCATCAGCTACTTTTACAGTAACTAAAGCTGAAGGTAATCGGATGCAGTCTCCTATTATGCAAGCTGGTCTTCGGACAAACCTGCTGGAAAATTACTATGATGACACTATCAACTACGCCATTCAGAATACGAACTGGTGGGCTGACTCTGAAATCTCCATTAAAGGTCACTTGAACGGAGAAAGCCTGTTCTTCATCATCCAGTGTGATAATGTACCCGCACCGGAAGGGAATCTTGTTCCAGTCATTCCTCTTTACTTCGGTAAGCTAGATGCTATTGAAGAAGGTGACGATGCTTATGCAATGTTCACGGGTAGTGTGCCTATCGTATCTAGTACAGGTACGGCGGGGCTGACAGCAATCTCCGAATACGACTTTGATGACACCGCGAAGAAGCAACCAAACATCATGCCGCTCATGAAGTCTTATCCTAAGTTCCCTGCGAACGGTTTGGATAACATCATGGTAAGCCGTGGTAAACTAGGTGCTCGTTATCAGGCTTACTACCTGTCGTGGAACGCCCCTGCAAATGCTATCCCTCCAATGCGTACTTCAGTGGATGGTAAGAGAGATTACCCAAGGGCTTGGAACAACGCTGAGAATCCTCTTTACAAGTATTCCTTTAACCCATCCCGATACAGCGGTAAGGTTCACACCTCCAAGCTGTACGTAGTACATCCAGAAGAAGGGGTGAGGGGAGCACTGAAGGATACTATCGCATTGTCGGCGCTGTCCTTTAACGCTAACAAGTTGCGTGTAAAGAAGGAGCATTGCCCTGACGAGTTCGATGTATTCCGTTACTTCTTGGTCGAAGGCGTATCGCCACTGACCAGCAAGCCAGGAACTCAGTACCGCCCAGCGGGTATCGGATTGTACTTCAACACAGTCAATGACGAAGGAGTAGAAGTTACTTCTACGCCCCCAACCCCGCCTGTAAACCCATAAAAAATAAGCCCTGCCGTGTAAAATCGGCGGGGAAATTCTAAACGAGAGGTGATCTATTGTGAGTTGGTTTGATGGAGATTCCACGATTCAGCTATTCCCCAAAGACCTTGAAGCGCTATTTAACTCCAAGGGATGGGATACATTCATTAAGTACCGCTCTGTATCGCAGGACGGTCTCAAGTTCGCAGAAGTCCGCTTGTTCAGGTCTCTTGGCTCGGATAATCAAATGCGTAACTTCGGCATGGTTTACGGCTACGGTAAGAAGAGTACCCCTGCATTGGGTGAGCAAGAGTTTATTTCTCAGAACTCCGTTCTTGGTGAGTTGATTAGAGATGAGACCTTGAATACCAAGTTCCAGTACCAAGTATTCCCTGTAATCGCAGACTCGGCAATTATCTACAAGAACGGTAACGCCGTGCCTTCCACGGATTACTTACTGGATGCAATGAAGGGCGTAGTTACGTTCACTTCTGCTCCTGAACCTACAGACGCAATCACATCCAACTATTCCCCATCCCCAATTGCACCACAACCAGTGAAGCGTATGTACTTCTTCACATTTGATGACGTGCGAGGCGAACGTATTGTACAAGGCGTAAGCGGTACTGTAGTAATCGGAGACCCTGAATCCATTTTACCTGATGGTGACGGAACTAAGAAATTGTTCCCAATCCCTACTGTAGCAACGATTAAACCTGACACTGTTCGGGTTTATGTAAATCAGGTCGAACAAGCCGCAACTAATTACACAGTTGACTACACTAATAATACTGTAACGTTCATTGGAAAAGCACCGGACGCAGGGGCAGAACTTCACGCATCTTACGTTAAAATTCTGAACGCCACAGGAACACAAACCCTGAACTACGGTGATATTATGGTTAAGAACTTTGACCCTGATAAACCTACCGACCTGATGAACGCTGTGTACTCGTCCATTTACTACATCTATCCGTCCTTGCCAACGGCTTTGTCCTTCACTCCGTTGCAGAACTTTGATAGAGGATGGCAACGCGACAGCACGATGTACTTTTGGGGGAATGTGACCAAAGACCGCATTGTAATGTTCTTCCGTCCAGACCCAACTCCGGGCGCAGAGAACACGTACTTCGCTCCATTGTACATCGGGCGGCTGACGACCCTCGGTAAAGCCCCTCGTAAGAACAACGTCATTATCTCCGGTTGCCGTGAAGCCGATGAAGTTGTTTGGAAGAAGGACATGAAGTTGGGTGCAGTTTACGTGGACTACGGAAACAACACTTCCAACGGAAACCGTGGGGTACAGTTACAGCAGTCTATTGGTGGTACGTACTACCAACAGCATTACCTCGCATTCATTACGCACGATAAGAGCATTGATGCGGGCGAAACCCGATTTAACCCATCGGTATATAGTGGCAAGTACCACATTTCTCCGATGTACATTGTTCACCCGAATGATGGCTTTGTAGGCAAGCTGGATGAGTGTTATGCCGTCCACCCTAAGAACATTTCTCAGTTGGATGAACTCGAAGTAGTTGAGACTTCTGACCATGAGGAATTGGGCAAGGGCAACGGAGTAAACAAAGTCTTCCACATGGCTCACTCGCCATCCCTGAAGGATGACGGTACGCCGTTCAAGCTTGAGGTTCAGGTGGATTGTGTAGACCAAACGCTCGGCACGGACTACATGGTTGATATCGAGACGAAGACAATCAGTTTCCTTGAGGGTAAAGAACCTGCCGCTGAAGCGGAAGTTCTTGCTACTTACGAGTACAAGCAACTGTACCGCTACACTTTGGCAGACACACCTGTTAGCCCGTTCACTCTATCTAACATGTCACCGTTTGCTCCAATTGGCCTAGGCATCCTAAAAGAAACGCTTAAAAAGAACTCGTAATCTATAGTATGGGAGGTTGGCGGTGAATGATGAACGGTAAGAAATCTTACCTAATCAGCTTCACCGCCCTTTTTTCTAAAAGGGGCTATGAACTGAAAATTGGGTTTGAACAAATTATCAATGCTAACAATCAATATCACCTGACCGCTCCCGTTAACAGTACCTATAAGACATTGATTGAGGATACCATGAAGAACGCAAACAAAGCCCCTCATTCGGCTACCGGATTATTCGGGCGGCTAGGGAGTGCTGAGTACATCACTCAGTATGACGGCTTTGAAGTAGAGACTGTAGTAGCTTCTATCGTATCGTACCTGTCAGGCATCCATAAGTATTTTAACGGCGAAACAGTCACAGACGGAACAACAGATGGACAGCAGGATGCATGTAGTCTTGAGCAGATACTCGAAGCTGAAGGTGCGGCGGTAAGTGAAGGCAGTCGGATAGACAAATTTTCACACCTTGAAGAACTGGCTTCCGGTGATCTTTATGACGTTAAGGTCTCCGTTGCAGAAGGTAATAGGGTTTCCATTTCCCTGTCCAACAAACAAAGTGTAATACACGCGCTCGAATCCACCGTATCCGGTATCTCACAAGACACTCAGATGGGCGGAATTAAATCCGCAGAGAACGGTGTCCGGTTGAATGCTGAAGAAGGACGGGCGGTACTTTCCAACATCGTCCGCAGTATCTTAGATGGGGAGATGGCTTTAACCAGCGTAGCTACCCATGACCCTGACATTAGCGTGGTAGGGGAACTACAGTATACGGAAATAGGTGAGGTTGGGTTTGACAGGGCTGTCAGTGATTCTTATCCATTGGAGTATGCAGTCCTTGTAAGTGAGGGTAGTGAGCAAGGGTATGAACTCGCAGAGATAGCAGTAAAGGGATCTTCTCTGGAAGTTTACGTGCTGATGGATACTCGACAGGAGGGTACTCTTGAGGGCAGGGAGGAAGCAAGACAGCTGGAAGTCAAGGAGGATGCTTTCGTTTCTCGGACAGAGACCGGACATCTGGATATGGTATTTGATGCTCAGACAGGAACACCTGTTTACGCTGAAAAGAGGAATGAAGCAGAACTTACGCTTACCACGGTAGCCGACACATACGGTCGCGGTGAAGCTGAGATGAATGAACACTTACCGGCAGAGACCCTTTACAACGAACCAACCATCTTGAATGAGTATGTGATGGTGGACACGAATAAGGACGTAGACCTTCAGCCTTTTACTGAGGTTCGTACGTACCAGAACGCCGATGCTCAGGAGTTTATTCAGACGGATACAGTTATGCAAGCAAGCCAGCAGGATGACGTAAGAGGTGAGTTGATTCAGCCTGTTTACGATGGTCAAGTGGAAAGGGTCTTGGTACAGGGAGAGAACGTACAGGATGCCGCAATGCAGGAGAGTTTGATGTACGACACTTTAGTCAATACACAGACGGACGAGCAGACCACCGCTGTTACCTACGAGAACGGGCACAGCATCGAATTCTTATCCAGGGCAACCTCTCAGGTGAAGGACGCTAGAATCGAATCTACTCAGTCTGTGGACACAAGTGTCTCAGCAGATATGCAGGAGTTCCTGACCTACGATACAAGGCAGGACAGTGAACTTGAGACGTTCACTAGAGCGGAAAGTTGGGCTAACTCACTGCTCTTGATTGACCGGACGGTGACGGCTGACACAGAGCAAGAGGGCAGGCAGTCACTCGAACTGGAAAGCGGTAAGATTGAGATGGAGTATATGGCGGGCGTTGAAAGTTTAGACCAATCATACTACTTCGATAAGCACATCACCAATTCCTCATTTTCAAGCTCAGATAGTGTCAAGGATGCCACTGAGAGCCTTCTTGTAAATGTAGAGTACACTTCGGACACGGCTAAAGCAGGAAGCCTTACAGACGCTTCTAGCGCTATCGGAGACAACGAAGGTTACCTCAAACTGGTATCCCAAGGAAGTGCCGTACAGGAATACAATGCTGACATTGACGATTTTAGGGATGTTACGTATGTGAGCGGTGACGGAGCTATCCAGCTTATCAGTGACGCAGAAGTTTACGTGGGCGGCGACCCACTGGTTGATAGATTCATAGAAGCTACCGATAAGAGTGACAAAATGGATGCAGAAGTCGAAGAGTGGACGGAAGCTGGCATGTCGAAGCGCACACAGGCAGAGGTAGAATCCCTTTATACGTTCGAGCAGATTCAGGGAGCGATTGCAGAATCGCCTGAAATACTGAAGGCGGTACGACTCATGGAAATTATGTACGGCTCAAAAGCGGTAGATTTGATTGAAGCAGGGATGGAGAACATCATCCAAGATAGCATCACTCAAGGTTTCACACAAGCTGATTTCCCTGCCATTACGCAGACGGTAATCGAGGAGCTGAAACAGGCGGGGGCAGGGGTTATGGTTATTGCTTCCAATCAGGAAGAGGTGCACGTCGAACACAACAAGGGGGCAGACCAGACAGCAGAGTCTCCGACGACCGGACGGTACGTAGTAGAACCGGAGGGAACGATGCCGCAGGGAATTTCAGGTGCTTCCTTATCGGACTTCAAGCAGACTGCAGACATTACTGAAATAAGTAGGGCAATTGCTGAAGCCAACAAGCACATCGGAGTCATTCAAGGACTGGACAAGGCAGAGCAGAAGACCTTCGGTGAAGGTGTTAAGCAGACAGGACTCACTGCGGCAGAGACCGACATTACAAGGGACAGTGTAGTTCACTTACCTGAGACGGCGTTATCTGACCCTACTGCTGAAGGTGTAGGTACAAAGCTTGAGACAGGTTTGGCGGGCATGGGATATGAAGGTGAGGTAGAAAGACCGGACACAGCCAACCAAGTAACAAGTGTAGAGGCAATCAAGCAGGATATGGAGTCCGCCGTACACTCTGACAGCAAGCATGTAAGCTATAAACACAAGACTGAGACAGCGTTATCTAACCCTACTGCTGAAGGTGTAGGTACAAAGCTTGAGATAGGTTTGGCGGGCATGGGGTATGAAGGTGAGCTAGAAAGACCGGACACAGCCAACCAAGTAACAAGTGTAGAGGGTATCAAGCAGGATATGGAGTCCGCCGTACACTCTGACAGCAAGCATGTAAGCTATGAGCACAAGACTGAGACAGCGTTTAATGGTACAGGGGTGTACGGTGTGTGGCACGGCATTAGTTTGGGCGAACAACGGACAGACAGGGATGCAGTGACCCATGAAATCGAAGGCGCTCGAATCAGTGACGGAAACTCACCTACAGCTATTCAGGAGTTGGAGGATGCTTGGCAGAGCGATGTTGCGAAGGAGACTGTTCTTTACGAAGAACACACAGCAATGTTTACGGACAAAGGGTATGAAGCAGTGGAGTCCAAGCTAGAAGGGGCTACCAACGGCAAGTCTAATGACGCATTTGTGGTGGGTTTAGAAGGAGCAACTTCCTTTATATCCGAAGAAGCTGTCGTTCATCAAGGAGAATCAGCCCAATACCATGACGGCTCGACAATGGGCGTTATTCATGAGGGTGAATCGGCTAATATTGATAATAGCAGTAAAGTTGGAACTATCTCGGAAATGGGGATGGCAACAACGACAACCAATGCTGAAGCAGTCACCCATGAGTTGGAGGGAGCGGTAAGCGGTAAGGATACGGGTGCCTTTATTCAGGCAGGAGAACTCGCTGAGCACATCTCACATCAAGACCTTGCAGTCATTGAGGATTTGGAGTCAGGGGTACGGAAGAGGTTGCAACTTGAGACTGATATCCAAGACGACTCCAAAGTAACAAATCACCGTGAGCCTATCGAGACGCATATCAGCGAACCGGAAGAAGCCGCTAGACCTACTAAGGCCATTGAGGTGGGAATTGAAAAACCGGAGAAAGTCGACAGACCTAAGCTTGTTCTTGAGGTCGATATCGAGCAATCAGAAGGTGCAGAACGACCTAAACGTGTAATCGAGACGACAATTGAGAAATCTGAGGGCGGTATTCTCAAGACACCTGAAGAACCGAAGAAACCTCGCATCTGGCTCATTATCGGTAAGATAGCTTCTTGGAGCATCTGGAACTGGAAGAAAACAAGGTAGGTGATAATAATTGGGAATCTATAAGAAGTCGAGTGGCTTAATCTTCGATGACAGGTTCGATAGCGGGAGTATTCATTCCCGCTATACCCTTTCACCTAGTGATGCTGTTTCAATCGACAATGCTTTAGGTCAGGTCATCATGCCGCACACTGAAAGCGACACTTCTATTATGTTCGATGTTCCTGAAGAGCAGACCGTTTTAATGGAAGTGACCGCTGACTACGTGCCGACAGAACTGTTAGATGAAGGCGGTATTATCATCTGGCAGGACGGATACCATCGATTGGAGTTTCTTGAGAGTAAAGACACAACCATTAGGGAGTATAGCCGTTGGCGGGCACTAAAGAAAGCAAATAAGTGGACGTTCTATGCTCATCGCGGTAGTGGGTGGGAGATATTCGATACTGCTCCTATGGTCGCTGAGAAGATGGGTGTCATCCTAAAGAATAGGGAACAAACTAACTTCGACACTCTGAACCTCGATAGGATGGTTGTCTGCAAGAGCGACAAAATTACGATAGGCAACTTACCTACGGGGTACTCAGTTTACCTCTGTGACCCTGACGGCAATTCAGTGGCTTCAGCGGTGGTTGAGCCTAACTGGACAGGCTGTGAGATTGAACTGCCCTTGATGCCCTATAACGGGATTATCAGGGTTTATGATACGCAAGGTACGCTTCTATCAAGTCTCGGCGCATTCGATATCTACGGTGGCGACATTTACCTGTTTGGCACTGAACTAAAGGTTATCTGGAATGGTAAGGAACTTAACAAGGAGACCGACACGTATCTTGGCACGATGTATGAAAATCATATTCTCGTTCAGATGTTACTACAGAACCCTTCCAAGGAGAAACCTGCAAACACCATATCGCTTGGCATTCTAAAGTATATGGAGACGTTCGGGTACGAGTGGGCAGACATTTGCCATGATGACGGGGCAGACACGCCGACAGAGGAGTTCTCGAAGCTTCTAGATATGGGCAGTTTACCACCTCTTGGAGAACGAAAGTTCTGGATGAAAGTTGAGAGGATGGAAGACCGTTTCCAGATTAAACCCCTGCACTTTATTCTGGACATAAACCATACGTAAGGAGGTGAGCGTAAATGGCAGGAACGAAGATGACCCTTCGCCGCTACGGGGGCGGTGAGTTTCAGTATTGGGATGAACAGGAAGTCATCGTAGACGAACAGTACCTTGCGTTAGAGCGTGGGTTGTTCATCTACCTTGACCACGAATACCGGATGGGCACGAAGCAGTTAGACGTGTACTTTAACGGAGCACACTTGCTGGAAAGCGGCGGCTACGAAGAGATTGACCCGACAACTATCCGGTTGGACTTAGGGACGTATGAAGGAGACACACCCTTTGCTGGACTTCCTGTACAACTTCAAGTGGGCGATGAAATCCTTATTCGTACATGGAAGCCTGAATACCGTCAGGGCAACGGGAACATTGATGAACTCAGGTTCTTGACTCTGGAAGAAGAGATACAAAAAGCAAGGCAATACAAGGACGCTGACGCACCTCATTCCAGCCTTGATGATCGTCTCGATTTTATTGAGCGACGGGCAGAAACTAAGACAATGGTATTTGTCCTGAGTCGTGTGTTTGATGGGTTAGCAAAGCTGGTTATGCGTTTCCCTTATGAGGGAGATATCACTGAGGTTTACGCTTCCACGTCACGTGAAGGGGATGCTGACACTGCCTTCCAGATTGAGAAATGTTCTCAGGAGAGTTATGACAGCGCAATCCCTGTATGGGAGACAATCTTCCATAGCAATCTTGTGGTGGATGGGAACGAGCGTTCTAGCAGAACGTCCAATAGACCCTACGCTGTATCCATGCCTCGAATCAACAAGGATGACCATTTCCGCATTAATGTCGTCGAACGGGGCGAAGGTATCGAAGGCGTGACTATAGAACTGCTGGTTCGGCTGAGGTAGTTCCTCAATCTACCAACCTACAGTAAAATATTGGACTACTTGCTTATAATGTACGTGTGGCAAATGATACTAGATTATGAAGAAGAGGTGAAGAACTATGGCAGGAACTAGGGGTATTGCTAGATTTCGTGGTGAGCAGTTGAACAACAAGTTGATGCGAAATAACCACTTTGACGTTAACAACAAAATTAACGAACAATACTTGGACATTGACTACAACGCACATCGCGAGATTCTGGAAGACACTAAGATTGACGTATTCGTTCAGAAGAACGCTGTGGCTGTCGGTGCGGGCGTAAGTTTCGTCGATATCACTGCTGACATTTTGAATACAGTTGTGGCAGTTGATCCAATCACCGAAGGTACTGTGGTTGGCGTGGCAATCGAACTGCGTAAGAATGGAACGCAGGACTTCCCATTCATTGATTCAGACGGAGATAGAGTTTACGGTAAGGTGCGTGAGGATGGAGGGCAGTTCTTCTTGGACTTCTTCAGTGAAGTTTCAGGAGCAGAAGCCGCTTATATCTTCACAGAAGCAGTGATGATTGACTATAAGTACATCACACGAACTAACCTGTCTGTAATCCCTGTTGACGCTATCGTTAGCGGTGGGGCAGGTCTCGTAGCAGATGCAGTCGATGCTGAAGCCTACATGAACCTTCGCCAGTTGATGAAAGACTTGTATGGAGGTGCTGGCACTCTGGACAACGATGGTAACGCCAACCTTGGCACGGCTATCGTAACCCAAATTGCCAACGAAGTACAGGCTCGGACGGACGCTGACACACTTATTCGCAATGACCTAGCTTCTACAGCGGCGGCTAAAGGCGCAAACCTCATCGGTGTCGTAACGGATACTAACTATACTGGCGTAACAGTGCAAACTGTTCTGTCCAATCTGGCTTCCCGACTGAAAGCTACAGAGAACTTAACGGTGGGTATCTCAGACCGTGAAGCTGACTCGGATAACGGTTACTTCCAAGCAGGAGACTTCGACACGGCTGAAGGTCGTATTGTTGACCTTGAAACTGTAGCTGACGCAGAGTTTAAGGCTCAGGCTGACCGCTTGGATAAACTGGAAGGTGAGGATGAAGAAGAAGTTTACGAAGCTGTGAGCGGGGAAACTGAGTACCTTTTTCTGAACGGTCAGGCTAAACCGAAGACTGTACTTCTGTTCATCAACGGTCAAGTTCAAACTCCAAGTATCAACTTCGAGTACCTGACTGAAGCCAACGGTGATATCAAGGGTGTTAACTTTGCCCCTGAGACACTGAAGGTCACTGACGGAATCCCTGACGTTCTGTACATCAAGTACAAACGCCTGTAATAACTAGACCCCAATCAGGGGTCTAGTTATTTGCATCTTAATAGATTAATGAAGCGACCACTACATTAGAGATACTTTACACAGAAGTTGTTAAGGTTTCACCTGCCCAACCTATATTGTCTATAGCTTGACAGGAACGAGTCAAGAACTAAAGCAGTATAAGGGAGGAAATACAATGCCAGCACCAATTGTATCTTGGTACTCTGAAGATAACACGTCCCAAGTAACACAGTGGGACATCGGAACGGTTGACGCAGGTTCTACTTCGCCATCAAAGACTGTACTTATTTGGAATAACCGTGGACAAGCCACTCCGGTTTCGGACATGACGGCTTGCACAATCACTACTAAGGATAGCGCAGGTGGCAACACAGGCGAGTTGGTAACGAACACTTGGATTCAAGTTCGTGTCGATTCTCTTGCTGAGTCCTCATTCACATCCATCGGTGGTACTGTAACGAAAGATATTCGGGCTACTGACCCAACTGTAGGGGCGGGCGTAATCTCGGGTTCAGTTAATGGCGGCGACCATAACACGGATACGAAGAACTTCTCTCAAGTGACACTTCGTGCATATGTACCACCAACGGCCACAGCAGGTCTCGTCAACTTCCTTACACGTGTATCTTACCAGTACGTGTAAGATTTTATTCTCAATGCAATGAGGGGGGAAACGGAAATGTCATTTCAACAATACCACCGCTCCCCTGTAGGTCAAGACTTTATTTGGATGGGCGAGTACATAGACGGTACTCACCTTTCGGAATTTAGCTTCGACACGCAGGTCGAGAATAGCTTCTACGATTTGAACAGAGACCGAATTTCAAGGTTCGGGTTGGTCGGTCATGGTATGAAGCTGTTCTTCGAGAAGGACGGTATATTTAATTTGAACGGCACACCTGTAGAAGTCATCTATCGGGTGGGCGACAAAGACTATCCACTCACTGGTCGATTAGGTCAGTACAAGGATGTAATCACCTATAAGGATGCAGAAGCTACCCTTGTGCTAGGTGGTAATGGAGTACACGGCGGGGCACTGAACCCGACAGTCCAGCAATACAACTTCGGATACAAGTCCACGCTTGAAGCAGACGGAATCACCTTTAACTTCAAGGCAATCTGCTCCGTACCTTACGGAAAACAGATGTTCATGAACTTCCGGTTGGTGGCTGACAAGCAATCGGACGGACAGTTTGTCATTATGCGTAATGGTCATACCGAAGTCAAATTAGAAGCACCTCTTAAAAAGGGCGTAGGTGGAGAAGTCAACTGGATTGTAGGTTAATCAGGTGGCGGCTAACACCCGCCCTTTTTATTATAAATGAGGTGAGATCATGGGTTTGAGAATCGGATACATTGAATTAGTTTCACCCAAGGCAACAGATGTGACAATCAACATACCAGCGGGAACGCAGGGCGTGTATGCAACCGATGTTCTTGTAGGGATTGACCACGTGTACGTCCTTGCAGGTAACATGAACACAGTGGCGCAGTTTAATAAGAACGCTGACGGTTCAATTGGTACTTATATCAGGACGGTAAACTGGTACACGATGGACACTACCATCGCACAGATTTGTGCTAATACGTCCTCTGTTCCTTACGCCTATGCCTTATACATAGAGGGCGGAGTTGAGTATCTAGTTGGGTGGGGAACAGCAAACGCAATCTATAAGTGGGTCATTAACCCCTCTACGGCGGCAATATCGGGTAGAGTGTCTTACAATACTACTCTTGCAATGACTTCTTACGGTCGTGCAGGTTGGGACGGTGGAGAGTTCATCTACTTCGCTCGTATGCCCCGTAACACTTCGCCTAGAACGGCAGACATTTATCGCTGGAATGTAAAGACCCCTGCTGTAGCACCTGTTAAGTTGGTTACCATACCTAACACATATAGCATGGATTCCAGCTACACAGGTAGTGGTTTGCTAGTGAAGGCGAACGTAGTCTATTGGGGTTCGGGGGCGAATCAGTCCAATGGGTTTTTGGTAGGTTTCGACCTGACCACAGGACTTCCGGTAACCCCTTCAGGCACGTCCAATCCGATAATAGCCGCTAACTTACAGTCTATCGGGGTTACTCCGATAGCTACTGAACGGGGAAATATCTCCCTAAGTGCCTTGCATCCAAGCACTGCCTACTACTTCACAACTGCGGTGGCGACTATCAAACATATTGCAGTATCTTCTGAAATGCGTTTTAGGGATAAGGTAGCACCTATAGATACGATTTCAAAACGAGATGTGTCTTTCGGTGGGGTGATTGAGCATGAGACAGGAAGCCAAGTCAGCTATAGAGTTAGGTTAGGCGCTACCGTCCTTAAGGATTGGTCAGGGCTAACGGATACCTTTGTATATATTAGTGAGGTGTTCCCTAACGATATTTTCCCTATCGGTACAAGTAACTTAGTAGTTGAAGCCGTTGACTCGCAAGGGAATACATTCTCGGAATACTCTCTAATCACCAAGACGAACGTAGCCCCTAAGATAACAAATAACTCCACCCTTCGTATTCATAGGGACGACTTCATTCTGAAGGCTTCTCTGACAGACACGGACATGGGGATGATATCCTATAGAGTGCTTGTCGGCGGGGTACAGAGATACCCTGAGACGGGTGATTGGACTGAATATGCTCAAGCACCTTTTGACATAGAAGTACCTATTCCTAATGACCTTTTTGTTGTGGGTAACACCACGGTCAGGTTGGAGATTAAGGATGACTGGTTTACCCCTTCCTCTATAGGGTTGAACATGACAGTAACCAAAGCATCTTATACACCATCACTAGCGGCTTACTCTTTCGACAGGACTACCTTGCATAAAGAGGACTTAACATATACTGCCACATTGGGAGACCAAGACACTGATGACAAGATAGCGTACCGGATACTTATTAACAGCATAGTAGTTATTCCTTGGTCGGTTTACCAATCTGCACCAGTGTACTTGTCGCACACGTTCAAACACTCGGCTTTCAGGATTGGTTCGAACACTTTTACTATTGAGTTCAAAGATGACTTCCACACACCTGCGGTGAATAGCGCAACGGCGACAATAACTAAGACGAACTCAAGCGCAAGTATCGTACTACCTGCGGTGGTTACTCTCCACGGAGAGGACTTGACGTTCAGGTCAACTATTAACGATGCACAAGGCGACCCTGTTCAGTATCGTCTGTATTTGAACAACGTGCAGGTTTACCCTGACAGCGGAGACTGGTCAGAGTTCTTCAAGCCACCTATCGCAGTAGCTAGGATGTTTAGGAACAGTGAGTTAAACATCGGCGCTAACCTTATTAAGATTGAAGCAAGAGATGATTTACAGACCTCCCCATCTTCTTCGACCTATACAGCAACTAAGAATAGTATAGCCCCTGCGGTTACTGTTCCAGATATTAAAGGTTGGGTGGTAAGGGCTACGGTCAGTGATGGAAATGGAGATAAGGTTGGATACCGGATTTCCTACGGCGGGGAGCAACTTTATCCTGCAAGTGGGTACACTGAATTAGCCCCAACACCATTCGAGATTGAGTACGCCATCTCTGCTAACAAGGCAGTCGTTGGAGTATCTAAGGTACTGCTGATTGAGTTGATTGACGAGTACGGGGTTGTCGGCTCTCGAAGCACCTCTGTCGTATTACAGAACGGCGGCTTGGTTCTTTCGCCAGTTCCGTGGGGTTATGTGCAATCTTCCGTCAACGGGTATCTCATTAGGTACAGCAACAATGCCCTCAACAACCTCAGCCGTACCGGAAAGATGACATTGGAGGGGTGGTTCTGTAAGACAGGGCAGGGGGCGAACAATCCACGGGCGATTCCCATATCCAAAGGGGCTACTTACATCGACATAGGGATATCAGGTTTTGTGATGCTGTCGATAGTGATAGGTGGCACACAGAGGACGTTCACCACAAATTACTCTGTCAAGATGAACGTATGGGAGCATTACGCATTCACCTATGACGGTAATGAGATTAGATTCTACGCTAACGGTGAGCACATCCCGCAGACGTGGACTATGTATTATGGGGCACTTACTAACACTTCCGGTATCGACATTGGAAGGTTCTACAGTGGTGGTTACAACTTCGTGGGCGGCATCACAGAAGTTAGGATGTGGGACGTAGCAAGGACGGAAGAGCAGATTAAGGGAAGCCTGTACGACACCTTGTCGGGCACAGAGGAAGGGTTAGTTTTCTACCCTGACCTTGGGACTCCCAATCGTCCGACAGCCACTACGGTAGCAGACCGGACAGGACAAGCCGCAGGAACAATATCAGGTTCTATGCCCTACAGCGATGCCCTGACTCCTACATTCACGGCAGGAGACGGGGGAGTGGTCTCTAACGTGGACTTGGGCAGGGTGGTGGCTACTCAGTCAAGTGAACCTGTTAGAGTTTGCCTGAAAAACTTTAGCGGCTACTGTATCGAGAACATCCGTGTCACTCCTGAGCAGTGGCAGTTAGACCCCGTAAGTGAGGTTGTACAGCTCAGCTACAGCAATGAGCCTTTTATTCCTGAGCCTGAGTTAGTTATTAGCGAGTACGTTGACCACTTACAGTACGCTAAGTTTTGGGTCAGGGTTAACGCAGGGGCAGATGCACTCGGCGGCGGGCTGTGTAAGCTTCACGTGAAAGCAGACATTACGTTTACTTAAGAAGGAGGTGAGATGAATGTCAACTAAGAGTATCATGAACACAGCAGGGAACAGCACTTCCTTTACGTTCCCCCGTATCCCTTCAGCCCGTTCCATTAGATTTTACGGCACGAATAACGTTTACGGGCACGGCGGCACAACCTACGTGGACGTTTTCGATGATGATACGAAGACGTGGGTTAATATTAAAGCACTGACTGGTAACCCGTATCTGATTAGTACGTTCGGTCTGATGACTTTTACCAAGAGGCCTATATCCGGTGTACGGTGGAGAACTACCGACCACTGGCACGGTACACATAGTGCAATAGGGGTTACGGTAGATTATCAAGCGTCAGTTGTCGATAGTGTGCTTATGCCCGTATCCATTCACAAGCAGGACATGAACTTCTCGGCTCGAATGAGCCATGAGGACGGTCTTCAGGCTCAGTGGAGGATTACCGTAAACGGAGTGCAGAAGTACCCTGCCAGCGGCTACACAACGCTTATGAACGTACCTTTTAGTTTCGGTAAAAATCTTCCGCACACGGACTTTGTGATCGGGGCAAATACGGTGGGAATCGAGACACGTGATTCGGGCGGGAACGTAGAGACATTTACCTACACTGTGACCAAGGTCAATGCGACCCCTACGGTCTCTGCCCAATTGTCATCTAAGTTAATCCACGGGCAGGACGTAAAGCTTAATGCTGCTTTCAATGATGCCAACGCAGAGGACACAGTACAGTATAGAGTGCTCCTGAACAATGTGCAAAGATTCCCAAGTTCTGGATTTTCTACTCTCGCAGCCGTACCTGTACCTCTGGCTATCGTATTTAATAACTCCGACCTTATTGTAGGAACTAACACGATTAGGGTAGAGTTCAAGGATGATTGGGGAGCGTTAGGTACGTGGTCAGATACAGTCACAAAGCTAAATGCTGTTCCAACACTGTCAGGTAGCATGTCAGGGCTTACCCTTAATGCTGTCATTAATGACACAGACGGAGATGATGTTCGTTACCGCATACTGATTAACGGGAAGCAAGTGTTCCCTGAAAGTAACTATACTACCTTACTCCATGTTCCTTTAGAGATAAAGTACACGTTGTCGAGTCAGCAAGTTATAATCGGGAGTAATAACTTGATTCGGGTCGAGTACATGGATTCCCTTGGTGGGGTCGGGGCTTGGGAGAAACCCTTTGTCGCTGACTTCGCAGGACTCATGTTCTGTGACGAAGCTGAGACTTATTACTCTACCGACTTGGGAGAAATCCTGAAGTACCTTGACTTCGGTACAATCGTGGCGGGGCAGACAACCAGTGCTGAACGTGTTTTCCTAAAGAACACGCTAGGCTATCCGGTAGAGGAAATCCAGCTTTGGAACACGCAAGGAGAACTCGATGGCGTAAATGCCAAGGCTGAGATAAGCTACTCGACAGCACCGTTTGAAGCTATAGACATGCTAGAGTTCGCTGACCAGCTAAACCACGGAGAGAAGATTCCGTTCTATGTTCGGGTTGTCACGAACAGGTTTGCGTTGCACGGTGGGATGTTTGACGTTTACGTTAAGGCAGACCCCGTATTGTAACGCACCACCTAATAATTATGAAGCCCTCCCACCTATAATGTAGGGGAGGGTTTCTTAATAAGTTCGACAATTCCAATACAATGGGAACGGAAGTGATTTTCAGTGGCAAGTCTTACAGCTTATAAGTTTACCAATGCAGGTGGCACTGGACGGACGGGCGGTTCTCAGGCTCAGTTTGACTCGGCATATAAAAATACTAATCTCGAAGGCAAGGTTACAACTTATTCAGGTATTCAGAGATGGGTAGTAGCAGCTTCCGGTACGTACCAACTTGAAGCTTGGGGCGCACAAGGAAGCGGAGGTAACGGTAACACTACCATTGGCGGTAAGGGTGCTTACTTAAAGTCTGAAGCGTACTTAAATGAAGGAGAAGTCCTCTATATCTTAGTCGGTCAGGCAGGTACGTACAACGGCGCTTCTGTGAGTGACGGTTCAGGCGGCGGCGGTGGCGGTGCTTCTACAATCGCAAAGCAGTTGGAAAGCGGCGCATACACCATGACCCTATCCAGTTTGAGCGGTACGAAATTAACCCCTTTACTTGTTGCGGCAGGCGGCGGTGGCTCAAATGACGGTAGATACCGTAGTCCTATTAACGGTTTAGCAGGGGCATGGACGATGTACGGAGCGCCAGCATCCAACGCCAACAACTTCACTGCATCGTTTCTTAATGGAGCAGTAGGTGGCACTTATACCCGTGGGGGTAGTACAGGTAACGGCGGCTTCGGCGGCGGCTCGGTAGCGGACGATAACCAAAGTCCTGGCGGCGGCTGGCATCAAGTAAATTTCCAAGCATATTCTTACTATGCGGGTACAGCCACAGGTACAAGCGGCACTCGCACAGGACAAGGCGCAGTAACTATAACAAAGCTGAATACTCCACCAGATATAGTAGGTAATTTGGAAGACGGGCATCTGGTCAAGGCGACTATTAGTGATGCTGAGGATCACGATGCCTGTTACAGGATCCTAGTTAACGGAGTTCAAGCTTTTCCTAACCCTAGCGAGAAGGTTTGGACTGAATTTGCCCCTACACCTATAGCCATTGAATTTGATATCGCAGGAATTGTCCCTGCAACCAGCGGCAGTAATCTAGTAACAATTGAGCATAAGGATACTGAAGTAGGTGTTCCGTTAAACCTACTTATCCCTAAGTTCAATATACCTTCTATAGTTAACGCCAAGATACCTGACGACATTGGCGGGTCTATCGAAGTCCTTGAGAGAAGTGACTACAGTGGTTCGGTAGATATCTACACGCCGAACAAGTGGTACGGTGGCGGCTATATCATCAATGACCAATCAACGGAACTTAACTGGAACAGGGGTTCTATATCTGCTGGTCAGTGGACGGACGTAATCGGGGCAAGTACCGTAACGGCAACGTACAAATACCCTATACAGTACGTTCAAGGAACACCAATCGAATTAGAAGTCAACTATAATGTAGCATCGTACGGGTCGAACTATTACGCTGAACTAAACATGGGTCTCCTTCACATTTACTTTCACCGTGATTTGGATGACTTTATTCAGGTTCGTAGCGGCTCAGGCTGGATTAAACACATTGTGGGGGCTAACTTTACGAAAGGTAACAATGTATGGAAGCTGATTTACGGTAAGGAAGGCGATTATGAAGTGTACCGGAACGGTTCTCTTGTCGTAACAGGCAGAGCAACACTACCTCCGACAATGACCGTAACGCCTACGTCCACAATCAACAATGAGCAGGTTTTCATTGATTACTTTACTGTTAGGATTATCCCTTACGGGCTGTATGACGCACGTTCTACTGTTTATCCTTTGTTCCGTTCCGACAAGGACACGTACTACGAAGTAGTGAGCGACTACGGCTACGACGACCAAAGATACCTGACATTCAACGGAACGAACACAGAAATCACGTTTGCTAAGGATTGGGGCACGACAGGGCAAGGCATCGATCCAATTACCGTAGAGGGCTGGTTTTGGCTCGACGGTGGTAGGACAACTCACTGTATTTGGGGTCACAACACTGCGGCGGGCGCTAATACACTCCTGCTTGGGGTTTGGGGCGGTCAGTACAACATTGATACGAACAACGGAATGGCTACCACCTATGGCGACAAGACTTTCTCCCTGTACAACCAGTGGGTACATCTTGCGTTCTCTATCAACGGCGTAGTCGCTTCCATTTACGAGAACGGTATTCTTAAATGGGAAGGCGTAGTCGGGGCAAGAGGTACTTACAACCGTAAGCCGCAGATAGGTCAGGATTATGATACAGCGACAAAGACTGACTACTTCAAAGGGCGGATGCGTGACTTCCGTGTTTGGAACGAAGCGAGAACGCAAGAGCAAATAAGTTCCCACATGAATACATTGGTTATGGGCATCGAGCCGCATTTGATGGTCAACCTCCTGCTGAATGACGGCTCAGGTTCGATTGCTCAAGACAAGACACGTAGAGACTATGACGGGACTATCTTGGGTACACCAGTTTGGGGCGGCGACTACGCCTACACCCACAAACTCCGTTCATCCATTAATGTTGTATGGCGTGGCAACGATTCTCTCTACAGTAGCTTGACGGTTAACACTAACGTCAACTATATGAAAGAGTTCGTTAACCCTGATAATAGGGTAGATATTACGCCTGTAATGACAGCGGACACCACTGGCGCTTACAAGACCGTAGCTTCTACCTACCTTAATGCTACCTACCCTGCTTTCAAAGCCTTCAACCATGTTGTCACAGGCACAGGAGATTCATGGATAACTCCTGTAGCCAACCTGCCTGCATCATTGGGCTTCTACTTCCCTGAAGGAGAACTTAAGCAGATAGCAGGGTATGCCATCAACATAACTAGGGGAGTAACTGAAGCCCCTAAGAGTTGGACAATCGAAGCATCCTATGACCGTGGGGCTACTTGGAAAGTTATTCACGAAGTGGTCGGAAACGTTAGGACAGCAACAGGGTGGCAGTACCACACCATCCCTGCTCAGTACGAAGGGTACAACGTAGTACGTATTAACGTGACCGAAAACAATGGTAGTACCTCGTACCTGAGTATAGGTGAAATGTACTACTTTGCTTCTGAATACCTCTACGGATATCTACTTCCATCGAGCATCTTCATCCCTGAGAGGAACAACCTCTCCGGCTGGTTGTACGCCAACACAGGCATCTCCTATGACGGAAGCAAGTGGGGCAGTGAGAGAACATCCTATATCACCGCACGGCAAGGTGTTAACAATGACATTAAAGCCCGTGTCGCTGTAGCACTAGGCAACACCGCAATCGGTGAGATTGAGATTATCGGATTGCTTCATAACGGTATACCATCTTCGATACAGGTAAACGAGGTAAAGGAGATTGAAGGAAGTCTAAGGGCTAGGCAAACTGAGTTCGATGAAGTAGACGGTAGCCTGACCGTTGTGAGACACGACAACTCTGAAATATCGGGGTGGATTCAAACAAGGTACGACAGAGATTTACCTGCTTCCCTGAAGATTCGAGCGGGGAACAAAATGTTGGCTTTGGTCAACATCGCACAGCCGCTATCGACAACGGTGAAATTCAATCCGGTTCGAGACGCATTCATTCGTTCAGCGTTGCCTAAAATCAACTACGGCAGTGAGCAATCTTTGGTGGCTGGCTACGGAGCATCAAGAAATGAAGTTTACAGGTCACTCCTTGCATTCGATGTTGCGCATGTAGTGGACTTGGTTGAAGGGTTTGAAGTATCCAAGGCTGAACTGAGATTCAAGTTTGCGAAGGGTTCTGCGAAGCCTACGAAAGACATGAGACTGCACACAGCCCTTGCTAAGTGGACAGAACTTGGTGTTACGTGGGATAACAAACCTGAGATGGGCGAAGAGGTAGAAGGGGCGGGTACGTACACCGTCAACGAAGCCGATGCTTATATCGCATTCAACCTTACTGACCTAATTGTCAGTAAGAGGGAAGAGAAAGACCCAAGCGTAAATCTCTATCTGAAAGCTGTGGAAGAGATTGGACAGGCCCTTTACTTCTACTCGAAGGAGATGGGAGTCGATTACGCTCCTGAGTTGGTCGTAACCTATATTGACTACCGTATTTGGAGTTTCGACAAGTCGGAGATTACGGCAAGTATCTACCCTAAGAAACGTGCCAACAAAGACTTGAAGTCAAGCCTGACGGTTAAAGGTGTGGCAGGAGACACGAATTTACCTTCCTCCTTGCATGTACTACAGCCGGGGGAACGGGAAAGTAGCATCGCAGTTTCTCGACCTGATTACCCAATGTCTATGGAGATTAGGCAGTCGGATAAGCACGTTATCGACTCTAGCCTGACCATTCGAGAGGTCGGTATCTACGACTTCGCAGACGGTAAAATCATGGTCTCTCAACCTATGATGCACGGCTCGATTATCGTACCTCACCATAAGGATATGCCTTCCAAGCTGACCGTAAGGCTTGATGGCTACGCTGAAATTTTCACTTGGCTGACGGCTAACCAACCTGCCTTGTTCTCAACTATTAGTGTAATTCCTTACATTGATTGGACGGGGTCAATTACAGTACGGCGTTCGGGTGAAAGTGAAATCGACGGCAGTATCACAGTAAGCACTCCTGATAGAGTCTGTACGATTTACGTTCCTTACATGGAGGACTTGGCTTCAAGCATTACGGTCAAGACTGCCATAGACCAAGACACGCCATCGGTGCTAATGGTATCAAGGGACTTCATCTACAACTCGGTAGAAATTCTGAACAGGTACGAAAAAACATCTAGGATTCGAGTCAGAGGTAAAGACGACTCGGGCATTGGCGGGGAAATCAACGTATCGTGGGGTCGCATCCCATCGAGCATCTTCGTAAGAGGACGTTCCGATATCCCGTCCACCGTAGCGGCTCGTAGAGAAGATTTTAGTGAGATTGACGCAGTAATCATCGTCAGCAGACCGGATTGGGTGGGGTCGATTCAACCAAGAATCCACACTGACCTGCAAGGCTCGGTAAGCGTAAGACGTGGTAAAGACGAAGACCTCACAGGTACTATTTACGTACTGGCTAGGAAGAACCTTCCTTCCAAGCTTGATGTAGTCGGGGCGAACATGATTCCTTCGAGTATACACGTGCTCTCAGGCTACCTGAAGTCCAGTATCCTCGTTCCGTTGTACGGCAACAGCGAAATACCTTCCAGCCTGTTACCAAGGCTTAGAGGGGCTTTTGATATCGCTTCAAACATCTTCGTAGTGTCGAACTCCAATCTACCATCGGACGTGACCGTGAGACGTACTGAAGTCTCCGACATTCCTACTCAGATTGTGGCAAGGAAAAACGATGACAGCGAGATTCCTTCGACCATCAACACGATGCAGTACAGCTTGTTGGCGAGTAGCATCACAGCTAGAAGAGAAGCGACAGGAGACGTTCCATCGTCGGCATACGTACTCCATCACAAAGACATTACGGGTAGGATCTTCGTAAGAGGGTATGTATCCCTGCCGTCCGGTATCTTGGTTACGATTCCTGCGGTCACTGATTTACCAGCCAGCATCTATCCTAAATCAAGGGAAGTAAGCGATATCCCTACAGGGCTTGACGTTAAGTTCCGTGGAAACAGCGACCTGAAAGCAAGCGTGGGCGTTCCGTACACAGGACGAATGAAAGCCATCGTAGACGTAGTTCCTCCGAAGAGAACGACACACGTTGCAACGGCAGTTAAAGACTCGTATATCCGTGAGGGTATCCCGACACTGAACTACGGTGCAGAATCATCTCTCGTAATCGGCAACAAGGTTAGCGGCGGCGACCGATTCAGAACCCTCTTGCACTTTGATATTAAGGACGTACCACTCAACCAAGATATCGAGAATGTCGTCCTGAAGCTTCACTACTCTCCATCAAGTCCAGCACCAACTAAGAAGTACCGTGTGATTGTAACCGGAGACTTTGATGAATACGGCGTAACGTGGAGAAACCAACCGTCCGTGGTTGGCGAAGTTACTCTCGACAGCGGCAACTACGCAGTCAACAGTCCAGAACACTTTATCACGTTTAACATTACAGCGTTCGTAAAAGATGCGTACCTGAATCGTAAAACTGACTTGAGGTTCTACGTAGTCCCTATGGACGAGACTGAGGGCGGGGAGACTTGGTACTTCTCACGGGAGTCTGGAAAGGACGTTGCTCCAAAGGTTGAGGTTACTTACTTCGACAGCAGTCCGGTAAGCTACGGACGCTCAGAAATGCCTTCCTCCATCGGGGTAATCAGTTCCTTTGTCAAGCACGACATGCCATCGAAGATTAAAGTAGTTCCACCGCTGGATTGGATTTTGGTTGACAGACCAAACCTCACTCTCCACGCATGGGATAACGGCGGTCAAGACGGTGACATGGTAAACATCTACATCGTCAATAGTAAGTACCCTGAGCGTAAGTTGCTCAAGGAAAACTGGCTCATGCACATCCCTGCTAACATCACTCTCACGGACTACCTTGACATTGAGTTAGAAGAAGGCATGAACACCATCTACTACGAAGGTGTATCGAACGGTGGCACAGGTTCTCCGCTCACATCTGCTATCAGGTGGCAAGAGTATGGAAGCAGAAACCATAACGCAACATTCCCACCTCTCATGGTGAAGGATGGCGCAGGTAACTGGATTCCAAGAACCAGCAACGAGTTTGAAGCCAGCATTGCCGCAAACGTGGGCACTATTGTCAATGGAAGATGGCAAGACCCTAAACCTTATCACACATGGAAGATTGTACGACCTGCTCACAGAAGCGTACCTTCCAGCCTTGAGGTTACACGGAACAACTGGTTAGAGTCAGCTATTACAGTGTCCGCTCCTAATAGACAGAGTAGTGTTACTGTCCAGCGTAGCGACCTGAGCGAGATTCCATCGAGTATCAATGCAAGAAGCATGAACTTTACAGAGATGGTAGGTTTGATTGCGGTATCGAGACATGACCTTGGCAACTCGATTTATGTCAAGGAAAGATTCGACATTCCGTCCTCGATTCGACCACGGGTAGTAGGGGATGCAGAACTGCAAACGTTCATCACCGTCTCTAGGGGTGACATGGGCGGCTCGGTAGAAGTAATTCCTGCGAACAGCTTGCCTTCCAGCATCACCGTAAGGGTTGGAGAAGACTTCGATATCTTAGCTACGATTGCAGTAAGTAAGCCTGACATTGATGGATCAATCAGCATTCTGGAACGGAATGACCTTCCTTCCAACATCATTGTCTCGACGACAATCGACAAAGATATCCTTGGCGTTATTATCGTAACCAAGCCTGACCTTGCGTCAGAGGTTTACGTTCTAAATAGATTCGGCATTCCATCAGTTATCGGAGTTCCTTTCAACGAAGAGGATACGCTGGCGGGAAGCATCGCAGTCAGTCGTCCAGACCTAACCACAAGCATCCATGTATCATACAGAGATGACCTTGAAGGTAGCATTAAGGCACGGGCGAAGGGAACAAGCGACATTCCTTCCACTATCTACGTTCGTGACCGTTACGATAAACCATCTCGCCTTGATGTAATTGGGGCAAGTATGTTGCCGTCCAGTATCCAAGTCCTCTCCGGTTGGCTGGCTAGTACAATCAAAGTACCGACGTACAAGCAGGAAGACCTTGACAGTGTAATCACGGTACGCTTGTCGAGTGAGGGAAACATTGAATCGGGCATCAGCGTCACACACCGATTCGATACGCCGTCAACGGTTGTCGTAAGAAGGGAAGAAGACAGTGATTTAGATGGAAGCCTGATGGTTCGTAGAACTGAATGGGCTGAAGCACCATCGACAATCTTTGTTCGCCAGTTGCATGACACGCCGTCCACGGTTGTAGCTAGACAGTCTGATCTGCTTGACATTCCTGCGAACCTGTGGGTACTCGAACGGGGCGACATGCCAGCAACAGTTTACGTGCGGTATCGCTCGGACTTGACCGGAAGTATTAGGGTAAGACGTAACGACTTAATCAATCTACCTGCAAGTGTTCACGCACGGGGTAGAATGGTTAACAACTTGCCTTCGGACATTAACGTGATGTTCAGAGGAAACTCTGACATTAAATCATGGATTGCCGTACCACCCCACAACAAGATGACGGCTAAGATTGTCATTATCCCTGTGGGTGACTCGAACATTGAGTGCTCCATCACCGTCCGTCAGTCTGAGGATGGCGACCTGCTTTCGAGCATCGCAGTCAGAAGAACAGACAGCTACGATATGGTCAGCATTATCACCGTAAGACGTTCCGACGACAGTGACATTCCTTCTACGATTGACGTTTGGGAGAAGTCCCTGTTACCTTCTGAAGTAGCCGTAAGGCGCACAGAGGTTAGCGACCTGCCTTCCTTCATCACCGTACATGAAGTGAGTGACCTGCCAAGTACCATTACGGCGAGACGCGCAGATTGGGATGATATCCCAAGCACCATCATAGCTAGCCAGTTTGGTGAGAGTGACCTGGCGTGCTCAATCACCGTTGCTCAAACCATAAACATCGACCTCCCAAGTACAATTGACGTTTGGCATTTTAGAACCATCCCTTCCACTGTTTATGTATTGTATCATGCTGACGTTAACGGCTCTATTGAGGTAATAGCTGACTACGGATACTGCTTCATCATGTAAGATGAAAAGCCCCTCCCATTACTAGGTAGGGGTTATTTTTTAGGTAAAATTACCTATATTGTAGTTGCGAGAGGATGGAATTCACTGAAAGAAGTCTGCTTATTCTTCTGAGATACCTTGGCGTAAATCTTGATTGTGGCGATATCTTCGTGACCTAGATACTCCTGAACAAGAGCCATGTCGCAACCTGCGTTAAGCATGTGCATGGCGAAGCTGTGACGGAAGACGTGGGGGCTGACATTCTAAGTGTTCAATGCCTGATCTTGCGGCAACTCTCTTAACAATTTTGTAGATACTCTCCCTAGACATATGAACAGTGTCATTCAACTTACTAGGAAGTAGCCAACCGGATGAAACATTGTGGTGCTTTATGTACATCTTGATAAGGACAAGCGTTGTCATGGATAGGGCTGAGTCTTTCTTTGTCGCCTTTACCGACAATGCGAATATTCTTTTCTACGAAGTTGATGCTCTCTAATTTAATCGTGGCAATCTCACTGACCCGACCAGCTAGCCCGGACAGCAATTCGAGAACCATTTGGTCTTTCAGTCGCTGCTCGGAAGCTGTGTCAATCAGGTTGGTAACGTCAACTTCAGAGATGGCTTTAGGTAGGGATTTTATTACCCACCGTACTTTGGTGGCGGGTGACTCTTGAATGACTCTCCCAATTTCCATTAAAAGAAGATCTTCAGGGCACACAACATTGGATTAATAGTAGACCTTGCTCTACCAAGACAGTCAAAGTGCGTTATGTACTTTCTAATTTGAGACGGCTCGATAGCTGTTACTTCGGGAGGTGTTCTTTCAAAGGATAAAAAGCCTTTAATATCCCGTGCATAGTTTTCTATGGTCAATCCAGACAAGTCTTTATCTGTTTGTAGGTAGAGTAGGAATGCCTCAACATAATTCATTATTACATCTCTGCCGTTGTCTTAGTAACATAACCCATTTATATACCGGATTATGTGAATTATCAACACACCCACAAACAGACAGAGAAAGGTCAGGTGATAGATGTGGATGTAGGGGTAATCACTGCAATCCTTGGTCTGGTAGGCTCTGCCGTGACTGGCATAATTGGCTACGCCAGCGGTAAGAACAACAATAAGGTGACTGATAGGGAACTGCTCTCCAAGGACGAGCAAGCCTTTCGTGAAAGGTTGATTGAAAGGCTTACCTCTTCTGAAGAGAAGATTGAAAGATTGAGTAACGAAGTAATCACGCTTCGTCAGGAAAACATGGAACTTATTGCTGAAAATAGGCTACTGAACAACAAGGTAGAGCAGTTGGTGGCTCAACTCTCAAGACGGAGGGGAGACGTGCGATAAGATGATGAAGTTTGTAAAGAATGCTTTCTGGAACGACAATGACGGGTTCTCTGCAAAGGACTTCTTGATGGTTCTGTTCAGTGGACTGTTCGCTCTCTTTCTACTCATTGCATTCTTTGCGCCATTCTTCGGGGTGGCGGTGAGCGCAGTATCGGTCGGAGCGATTAATAGCTTGAGTACAGTGGTCATGACTATCGTGGGCGGGATATTTGCCGTACAGACTGTAAAAGAGCTCAAAACCACCAATTCAGAAACTCCCTTTACAGTGCCTGAGCATTCTCTAGTAGAAAGTGTCCTTACTGTGGAGGGAACTAAAGTAGATAATACACCGAAAATTCAATAGAAAGGTTGAAACAGATGACTTTTAAAATGAAATACACTATCAAGCAACGATATCTGCCTAACAATACCAAGAGACGTTCCGGTATCAAGAATCAAGGAATTAGCTTTATCGTGGCACACGATACAGGTAACGATGGAAGTACAGCGGCAGGTAATGTGAACTACTACATGAATTCCGCTAATGTCCAAAGTGCATCGGCGCATACCTTTATCGATGATAAAGTAATCATTGAGTGTGTGCCCCTCACAGAGAAGGCTTGGCATGTCCTTTACAACGTAAAGACTGACAATGATCTTTACGGATTCGATTCTAATGATCGTGCCATCGGCGTAGAACTTTGTTACTCCAATAAGAAGGGTAGCATTAATAACACAGAGTCTTACAAGCGTTACGTTTGGTACATGGCATACCTCTGTAACAAGTTCAAACTGGATCCTCTGAAATGTATCTCAGGACACAACGAACTTGACCCCAATCGTAAGAGCGACCCTTACAAGAACGCCTTGAAGATTATGGGCATAAGCAAGACGAAATTTCTGAATGACGTGGTAGCGGAATTTAAGGATTGCACTACGACTCAAGTAAATGTACCACAAAATACAGTATCGGGGGATGACGAACCAATGAAACTTGATAAATGGGCGGTAGACATGCTCGTGAACGCACTGACTAATTTTAAGGCTAAGGGCTACTTTACAGACGAAGCTTGGATCACTAAAGCTAAGAACGGGACTCTGACAGCCGCAGAACTAGCGTTTCTGAATACCATTCTGATTGCCAAGGCGGTGAAGTAATATGGTTACATTGAATGCAGTACTTACTACAGCCGTAGCCTCAGTTGGCTTGTGGTTGCTTTTGGCGGGCTTAACTGAAGCACTTACAGAAGTAGTTAAGGCAGTTCTCCCAATCAAGGATAGAGCTACATATGGTGTGTCAATCGTAGTTGGCGTTGGTTTAGCAATCTCATTCGGACTAAATCCATTCGGACTGACCGGAATTTCCGCATACACATCTATGGTGGCTGCTGGATTGCTGGCATCACGCGGAGCGAACTACCTGAACGGTTGGTTGAAACGTTTTGGTATTCATCTCTAAGTGTTTACGGACAAAAATATGATCTCATTAAAAGTCGCTATTTAGCGGCTTTTTCGTATTAATAGGTTAGTTACTAGTGACTGGAAAATTGCCGGATCTATGTGTTGTAATTATTACATTCACATGGCACTGATTTAAGATTAGACATCTATTCTTAGCCGCGCATCATTTGATTTTTTCTAGAATTGAAATCCAGTGAAGTATTAAGATCATATACATCATAATAGGGAATGTACGAGTAATGCATTCCCTGAGAAATAGAGCATTATTATAACGAATTCTAGAGTGTTGATGCTTATGAACCAAACATTGTATTTATCAACCAATCTTTCAGCGAAGTAAGTTGGAATCTGGCACAATTATGCGATCTTTCACATCATAATAGTTCAATTAATTAGAATATATGAAAAAAAACAGGTTCTTGATTTTCTTTCGCAATATGTAACTGAAACCGAGATTGTGCTAGGCTCTAACTACAAAAGAATTAAACGATTATACGGAAGGGGACGGTTTACTTGGATCAGGAACTTGCGGCTACGATCGCTATCGAATTCAAGAACAATCAGAAAGTGTTGAACGCAATCGGAGACGAGACCCGGCAAGCCATTCTCATAACCTTGATTCAAGGGCAGCAAAACCCCGGCATGCGCGTAGATGAGATCAGAATGAAAACCCATCTATCCCGACCAACCGTATCACATCATCTGAAAATACTGAAAGAATCGCAGATTATAAGCGTTCATAAAGAAGGGACCCTCAACTATTACAGCCTGGACTCCGGAAGCAAGCTGAAATTGTTGAAAAACCTGGTGAACGAAATAGAGAAGGTATTTTCCCAATGCGAAGAACAAACATCGGAATAACGATAGGAAACACTGGGAGGGGGAGTTGTGAATGAATCAGACAGTCGAAATGGCAAACGGAGTGCACATTCCTCAACTCGGTTTCGGATTATATAAGATTAAAGACGGGCAGGCCTTCGAGAGGACGGTCGAAGAGGCTATTCAAGTTGGTTATCGTCATTTCGATACGGTGAAAATTTACGGTTATGAAGGCCGGGTTATCCAAAAAAGTGGCATTCTTAGGGAGGAGTTTTTCATCACCTCCAAAGTGTGGACGACAGATCTCGGTTACCGTGCGACTAAAAAGGCGTTTCAGCAGACTTGCCAGAAACTGAACGTAACGTATCTCGATATGTATTTGATTCATTTCGCCGGTCCACATTACATGAACTCCTGGAAAGTGATGGAAGAGTTATATGACGAAGATAAGATCAGAGTTATTGGTGTAGCCAATTTCGAGATCCGGCATCTGGAGCATCTCAAGAAGAATTCACGGATATCGCCGATGGTAAATCAGGTCGAGACCCATCCGGAATTTCCGCAACACGAATTGCATGATTATATGGTTCGGAATCGGATTGTGCATGAGGCTTGGGGCCCGTTGGGCAGGGAAGCAAAGCACTTCTGGAGCATCCGGGGCTGGCAGCAATTGCCCTTCGTCATCAGAAAGCGGTTGCACAAGTCATTTTGCGCTGGCATTTGCAACGCGGAATTATCGTCATCCCCAAATCGTCGAATCTGCAAAAAATAA